CACCTTCCGCCCCTCACTCGCTCGTCACTCGCTTCCATGCCACTCGCTCACTCGCTCATAAACGAGTCGGCGGCATTCACTTCCTCACGATTGGCAGGTGGAGAATCCAGTTTAGCAGGGTGAAGGCAATGACTCGTGTGAAAGTGGATATGGAAGAGAGACTTCTCCGACTCCTTCTCCCTCTCGTCATCTGGCCCGCGCTCTGCATCACAGTGATTCAGTTATGCGAGGCGATTGGGTTTGGAGGGAGATAGGAGCCGCAGACTAAACCGGGCACGGATTCAAACAGTCGGTGCCCGGCAATCCTTCTTTCCTTCTACCGATCTAACCCTTGACTCATAGGTATATTACTATGTTTGAATCAAAAATCCTCCTCGCTTCGCTCGTCGAAGAAGCGGAGTTCGCTACGCTCACGCCTGATGTTCGTCAGTCTGCGCCTGACTCACGACGGACTCGCCTCTGGCTCGCCTTTTCTCACCCCGGGGGGTCATGCCCCCCACCAGCCTGCGGAGTCCCGGCGCATTAATATGACTGACCGACCACTCCACGATGGGCCATATGCAGAGCAGAGTCGGCTGGATTCAGTATCGGAAAATTGGAAGTAGGAGTCAGGGGAATGAGCAGTTTGTTGAAGCCGGGGAGGAATGGAGTCAAGTTGGAGGCAGCTAAGCTGGCTTCGGGGAGTTTTGATGTAGGGGCCCCGGATCAATCCGGACCTGGATTCGAGGGGATGGATTTTCTCACGCCTGCGGAGGAGGCCATGGAATCAGAAGGCGAGTCGGTCGAGGGCCCCGAAGTTGCGAGTGAGCAGGATATAGAGTGGGGGGATGTGCAGGACGCGATCCTCAATGTCTATATTGCGGATTCGCAGGTCTGGGGTGGGCCGGAAATGGTGGCCCTGGCGAAGAGGCTCAAGACTCCGATTGAGGAGTTTGAGATGATTCGAGATCATACAGTGCCGGGGGTATGGGATCGGAAGAGGATGGAGAGGCTCCTGGAGATTGAGCGAGTCCGTATGGGCCGGTTCAATTGGGATAAGGTGGAGCAGGTGGCATTGGCGAAGATGATGCATTTGGTGGAGACGAGGACTCTGAAGCTTCCTGAGCTTCTGGCCATCTCCGCCACTGCGAATAGAGCAACTCGTAGGGGTCCGACCGGACAGCCTACTGAATCACAAGGAGGTGGTAGCGTGGTTAACAATACCCAGGTGAATCTATACGGATTGCCGGCTGCCCCTGGTACTCCGGAACTGCCCGGAGCTGGTTCTCTTGGCACCATTCGACTCAATCTCTCTGCCAGGACTGTGAAGCAGTTGGGCGAGGAGAAGGTGATTGATGGTGAGTCGGAAAGGCTGAGCGATCGCATCGAGATGCTCGAAGCCAAGGACATCAAGGAGATCAACAACATGTCCGAGGGTCAAAATGAGAAGTGATTCGGTAGAAGTCGAACTTTCGATTCCAGAATTGAAGGAGGCCATGCGACGTGACTGCGTGACCTTCTTCGCTGTGTATCTGAAGGATGAGTTGACTCTCGAGGTTCCTGAGCTTCATGAGGAAATTTGGGATGAACTTTGCCGAATCATCGATCGAGTGAACCTGGATGACTGGGTAGACCACATTCAGAAGCTCTTCTGTGTGCCTCGTGGTCATGCTAAGACGACTCTAGTCAAGCTCGCAGTCATACTTTTCTTCAGGTATTCACGAATCTACTTCGTTTGCTATGCTTCGCTGACGAAAAGTATTGCTGATAACGCGTGTAAGGACATTGTTGACTGGATCACGAGTGACGATGATGCTGCCATCTACGGTCCGACTGAGATGATTCAGTCTAACGAGTCGAAAGGACTCTGGAGATTTAAGATTTATCGCCCTGATGGCACCCAGAAGTACTGTATCTTGAAGAGTCTTGGTGCAGACCAGCAAGTTCGCGGTACCAACATCAAGAATCAGCGTCCGCAGTTGATGATTTTCGACGACTGCGAGGATTTGGAGACGGCCGGTACTCCAGAATCGCAGGCAAAACTTGATGCATGGCTTATGGGTTCGGCCCTGAAGGCTAGTGCTATGAAGTCTGTACGAATCATTCTCGGAAATATGATAAATTCGAGGACGATTCTCTATCGACTCAGCAAAGATCCGGCTTGGAATCCGACGGTTTACGGTGCAATCGTGCGTGACAAGCGTACTGGGCAGCTGAAGCCGCTCTGGCCGGCTATGTGGACTCTGGAAAAGCTGATGGAAGACTATCGAGCGTACAAAAAGCTCGGTACCGGCCACATCTGGATATACGAAATGATGAATATGACCATGGATTCGGTGTTCCGAACCTCCATGGGTGCTGCTGTTAGGCTTCCACGTCCGAATCCAGAGGATGTTGAGTGCGGAATCATCTGTCTTGATCCCGCTTTTGGCCAGAAGGAGTGGAATGATGAATCAGCGCTCACTGTTCACGTGCGTATCAAGGGGTCTATGATTCCCCATATCGTCGAGTCTAGAAAAGGTCGGTGGTCGGAAGAAAAATTGTTGGACAATCTTTTGGAAATGAGCTATTATTGGAACCTGGCGACGTGGGGAATCGAGTCAGTAGCGGCTCAGAAGCTCCTCTTTTCGCTATTCCGCCACATGTTGAAGGATCGGCAGATCAATCCCGACATTTTCACTATGATTCCGCTGCCTTCTGGCGGTACGGCAAAGTCTTCGCGGATTCTGGCCCATGCAAATAGCATAGGAGCGGGTTCATATGGAGTGGCCGAGGAGGAGGATGCTTATATCCTTGCCGTGGAATCATACAATCCCGACCTTAAACAAGCGAGTGATGACCTTCCCGACTCTGGAGCCTACGGCAACATCGCCTGGGCAACGGCCGGGAAGATAATCGAGGAGTCAAAGCGATTCAAAGTCGCTCTCTCCCTAATGCAGAATGGGTATTCGGCCCAGGCTGTTCATCAATCATCTTATGTTCCACACTAGGAGTCTATCATGGACAGCACCATTTCGGCAACTGGCCCGGCAATCGAAGACAATCAGATTCAGATGCCAACTTGGTTTACTGAATCCGGAGATGAAACGTCGAGGGCTCCTGATTTGGACCAGGAATCAGTCGAGCTCAGCGACGAATCACATGACAAGCTGCTGAATTACCTCCTTGCGAGGTTGTCAGCAAGTGCATCGAAGCGTCTTCGTCGAATCTCTCGCTATGCACGTATCGATCAGAGCGTCGTTACCTGGATGATGATGAGTCCGGAAGACACTAAGAGAGATATCAAGGAGGATAACACGGGGCGATCGCAGGCGCTCCCGATGACTATCCCTCTGATTCAGAGCCATGTCGACGATACCGTGGCTTTCTTCGCCGAAATCTTCGCTCCAATCGGCGGCAACTTCTATTCCATGCCTGGGAAGCCCGACAAGACCGGTGCGATTCAGGCATTGACCGATGAAATGAATCAGGATACCCTGATTAACAACTACTATGCGCATGTCACACAGGCAATGCGCCAGCTTTGCAAGTACAACATCGGTGGATTCGACGTCTACTGGTCCGACGGCGATAAAGATGGCGTCGGCCAGGAGCGACTCTCCGGCAATGTCTGCGAAGCGATCGACATGTATAACTATGACTATGACCCGTCTGTCGACGATGTCGAGAAGATTCGCACGGATGCGGAATGGTCTGCTCGATTCCGTGTTCGGAATAAACTCTGGCTCCTGCGGCAGGCGTCCAATGGGCAACTCATTAACATTGACAAGGTTCTGAATCATAAGGATTCCGGTCGTGGCACAAGCACCGATACATATGGTCTCGGTCAAGCCCGATATTATCGGAATCCGCCGGCCCAGACCAAAATGAGCGTCGACGGCAACGACACTCCGACTGCTGATGAGCAGGGTGGAATCAACTGGGCCGCATTTAACTTGGGACTGGCCGAAGACAGTTTCGTCGATATCCCAGGTCACGAAATCACCAAGATGTATTGCTGGATTAATCCGAATCAGTTCGGCCTGGCTGAGGACAATATCGACTCCCTCCAGCTCTGGTGCTTCCTCATCTGCGACGCCAAATGGATTATCAAGGCTCAGCCGATTCCGAATGCGAAGGAGATTCCCAACTACGTCGGGCGAGTAAACAAGGACAATATGCGCGAGGCTATGCGCGCAATTGCCGAATACATCCGCCCGTTCCAGCGATTCATCTCTTTCCTCGTCAACACCCATGTCGAAGCTACGCGAGGGGCAATTTGGGGAGTCAAGGTCTATGATCCGACGGCGATCGATGTCTCTTCGATTCAGAATGGAGAAACGAGCGGGCTCCTGCCACTCAACGCAGGAGCGAGTGGTCGAGATGTTCGCACAGTTATGCAGGATCTGCGGAATCAACTCGATACACAGGGGAATGTCGAGCAAGTCGGCACGTTCCTGGAACTCGTGAAGCAGTTCTTCCCGAATCAAAGCCTTCCGATGCAAATTGCCGGTATGGATCGAGCAGTAACGAGTCAGGTCTCCGCCGTCCTCCAAGGCGCTATGCGCAAAATGCACATGTTGGCTCGACTCATCGACTCCGACATTATGCTCCCATCCCGTCAACAGCAGTATCGCAATATCGCGGAATTTTCTCCCGGCAAACAGAATTTCCAGGGAATCACCGAGGACGATGTCGCTCAGTTGCTGGCAAGTGGCCTAGGCCAAATCAATCGTGAGGCCGCCGCAGAACAGATTCGGAGTCTCATCTTCACTCTTCTCCAGAATCCGGACACGATGCAGATCATTGACATTGCTAAGCTGTTCAACTTCTGGTCGATTCTGATGAACGTCGGCACGAATCTGGGCGACTTCGTCAAAGCTCAACCGACTGGACCAGTCGACGGGCAGACTGTCGATCCAAATGCTGGAGTGCAAGCCGGTGCTCCGTCTCCGCAGGTGTCTCCCTGATCGACTCAGCGGGTCACTTGCTAGTCTGAGTTTGTCCCTGTCGCTTGAGCCATCATCGAGGTTCCGACTAGGCCGACTCAGGGGCCGCTACGAGACCGGCCGTCAAGTGATTGCGGCAAAATCGGCGACGACGAGCGAGCGCAGCGATGCGAGGAGTCGAATAGCCGATTTTGCGTAGGAATCACTTGACGGATCGGTCGGCGGCCCCTAAAGTCGGCCAGGAGGAACTCGTGATGGCTCATCGATTGGGCGGACTCACACTGGCTTTTGTCCCTGTCGCTGAGTTCGGATTCAGGAAAGACATCTGTTGGCTTTTTAGGAGCACCGTATGGACGACATTAATTCGATTCTGCCGCTGTCCAGTGCCGAAACACTTGGACAGTTGGTTAAACTACTCAAAGCACGGCAGGGATGGGATTCGCTCATCTCTGACGTCAAACAGAGCTTCCGCATGAAGATTGATAATGCGGGGACTCCAGAGGAAGCGTATAAAGTAACTCTGGAACTTCAGGCGGTAGATAGATTCTTCGCCTTCATTCAGCAAACTACAGAAGGAAAATGATTATGCGTAGAAGACTCATGGGCTCGACGGCACTTTATTCCAAAATGTTCTTGAGGGTGCCCGACGGTAATAACATCATCGACGGTAACGCCGATGATAGCGGTGCTGGCGGCGGTGGCGGCAGCCAACAGAATCAGAACCAGAACAATCAGCAGAATCAGCAGAGCCAAAAGCCTGCTCAGAAAGCCGATGATGATCTGGGACTCGACGACATTTTCGCCGGCGACGACAATCAGGATGATGAGGATTCATTCTCTCTTCCTGACGAAGACAACATGGAGCTGACCGAAGACGAGAAGAACGAGAACGAGGCGTCCGCAAACAACGTCAAGACTCAACTCCAGAATCTGATCGGCGGCTTCAGCATCACCGAGGCCGACATTCCGGATGAACTTGGATTCGGCGACAAAGCCAAGGCCGCCGAATTCATGACTGGTCAGTTCCGAAAGGGGCTCCAGTCCTCGATGCAGATGATGCTTCCGGTCATCAACCACGCGTTGACGATCGCCACGAAGCAGTTGGACAAGCGAATCAACTCTTCGGTCAAGCAGACCGGCAACCAGGTCGAAGCCAAGAAAGCATTTGATGCTCTTGGATTCACCGGCGCCGATCAGAAGCTGGCCAAGAATTTCTTCGTTGAAGGGCTGAAGAGGAAGCTGACTCCGCAACAGGCGGCTACGGCCACTCGGAATGCGATGAAACAGCTGGGAAAGTCGGGGAAGGCACCGGCAGGCCCAAACGGCCGATCCAATGGTAATCAGATGGATTCGGGCGTGAAGACAGGCGAAGCTGCACTCGACAGCTTCTTCTAATACCCGAGGACGAAGCAAGGGCCATTCGTCTCGGGATTCTAGAGATGGATGGCCTTAGCTCTTGAAAGGAACTTGCAATGACAGTTCGTGGCGTTTTCGCCTCGCATTCTAGTATCGTGGGAGACCGTCAGCCGACTCTCTCTGGTCGTATTCTGAAGAAGGGATTCGCCGGCACGGCACCGCTTCTCGCACTCTCTTCGGGTATGCCCGAGGATAAGGTGACGGATACGTCCTGGTCCTGGATCGAGGATTCGCATATCTCCGGCAACACCAAGTCGACTCCCGGCGTGGCGTCGACCGTGACGACGGTTATTCCGATCGATGATTCGAATATCTGGACCAAGAATTCGATCGTCATGGTCGAAGCGACCGGCGAGCATCTTCTGGTTGTTTCGGTCGATTCGCCGACCCAGGTTACTGTCCGTCGCGGCATGTCCGGCACAACGCCGGCGAATATCCCGGCCAATGGGACTCTGCAGCTTCTCGGCACCGCGTTTGCGGAAGGTTCTGGCAAGCCGGAAGCGGTGATGCAGAACGGTCAGTCCTACTCGAATTATGTTCAGATTTTCAAGAATGGCTGGGCCATCACCGGCACCGCGAAAGCCGTTCAGTATCTGACTGGTTCGAAGCTGGCGACGTCGAAGGAGCAGGCCTCCTACTTCCACATGGAATCGATCGAGCGCGCCTTCCTCTGGGGTCGCAAGGCTGTTACCGTCATCAACAACCAGGAACTTCGACTCACCAACGGCATCGTGCCGCAGATCGAGTCGTACGGCGGCTTGGTGCAGTCGGCGGCATATGGCGGCGTCGGTGGTCAGATGTCGATGCAGGGATTCCAGGACTTCATCATGACGATCTTCCGTAAGGTCGCCAAGGGTCTGCCGAACGAACGCATTGCCTTCACCGGCACGTCGGTTTTGTCTCTGATTCAGACGATGGCCCGCAAGGACACGGAGTACCATCTCGATGTTTCGGATTCCGAATTCGGCTTCAACGTCACGACGTTGAACTTCCTCGGCAACAAGCTCAAGTTCCTGACTCACCCGCTGATGACGGAAAACGCTATCTGGGATCACGAACTCTACGTTCTGCATCCCGGCCTGATTCGCAAACGCATTCTTCGGCCGACCTGGTCGCAGGAATTCACGATCGCCAACAACACCAACAACGGCATCGATGCGGATGAAGGATTCATCGCCGACGAAATGGGCTTTGAGCTGAAGGGCGCCGAGCTCTGCGGCATCATGCGCAACATCCAGACAGCGGTGGCTTCGGCCTAAGTTCGACTCGCCGATCGGTAGGAAGCGCCGAAGTCGGCTGAGGGGGTGGGACGGCAAACCTTCTGGGGCCGTCCCACCAACCATGCAACGATTCACAAGGATACGGAAATGAAGACTCATCAAAACATTCTCCTCTCCGGAGTTGTCTTCGCGAAAGAAGGCCTCTTGAGTGGTGCGAAAAGCGATACATCGGAGGCTCCGGTGGAAGAAACCGTCGATCCGGCAACTGATTCGGCGCAGGCAAACAATCCGGCTGATGCATCGTCACCGGCGCCCGCAACTGATCTGTTCGCTGATTCCAACCAGATCGAACGTCCGATTCTGTTCCCGGACGGCAGCCGATCGGGTGAGCCGGATGAAAGCAACGGCCTCGCCTTCACCGATGAAGGATTCCTCGAACCGGTCGCCGCCTACAAGCATCGGACGGTGATGCGATTCCAGGTCGGGAAGTTTACCTTCCAGAATCACATTCTGCAGATTTTCAGCGACTCGGACAACGAAGAATTCCTTCGCCTGGCTCAGGGCCTGACTCCGCAGGACAAGACCCAGATCGTCGCCTACAACTGGCGGGCAGCTGCGAATGTCGAAAAGCCGATGAATTTCGACTCCGTCAGCCGCGGCGCCGTCAACACCAGGTCCACCAAGGACCCGAAATCGGTTCAGTAAGTCTCCCGCTGAATCGAAACTGATTGAGGTAAGCATGACAACGTTTTCGCAGCTCATTGACGACACTGTGGTTGAACTGGTTCGTCCTGACTTGGACACGTTCCTTCCAGCTTACCTCAATCAGACGATTCGGGAGTTTCACACATTCTCCCGTGATGGCACACCCGTGCTGTTTGATGATAATCGCCAGGAAGAATCTGTGATGCTCTCTCAGATGGAGAGCAGTGGGTGGAAGTATAATTGGCAGATTCCTAACCTTGCTCGTTTCCAGTACATGGATACGGTTTGGTATTCCGGAATCGGCCAATATGCGAGAGAGAAGAATCCAAGGATCGCCCTCGCTCGTACGCTCGATGGGGTTAATGAGACCATCTACTGGTATCGCAGCGGCCCATTCATTGTCTTTTCCAATCCAGGATTCGACGGACAAGAGGTGAAGATTTCGTGGTTTGAATATCCACGGAGTCTGATCTATTATCCGAATGGCACTTCTCCCATTTTATATGATCGTGAGAATGACAGCTATGTAGAGAATCCGAAGTATACCGGCCCTGCGCTCACGTACGAGCAGAAGATGGAACGGTCTACGAATTGGATTCTGCAGAGGCACGAAGATGCTTGTTGGGAAGGTCTGAGGGCCAAGTCCTGGAAGAGAGCGGATGATCAGAATCGTTCGAAACTCTCTTATTCCACGTTCGAAACCATGAAACTCGCCATCCAGCAAGGTGCTCAGGCGAAGTATGTTGCTAGATTCGGGAGTTAAAAATGCAGATTGTCAGCTTGGATAATGCGACTACAGCGGCTGGAGTCGAATTCACGTTGAATGATATCGATGTGAATAAGAATGGCGAGACGCGAGTGGCTGTTCTGAAGACTTCGAATTTCGACGGCAAGACCTTGAGTCTTGAAGTTGCTGCACCAGGTACGGCCAACTGGTATACGACTAGCGTGACCTTTGCCTCGTTGGCTGATGCAGCGGTGATTCTGCTTAGGGCCAATTACAAATATCGAATAGTTCCGTCTGCCACCGGCGGTGCTCTTGCAGTTTCTCTCATGTTTTTCTAGGATTCGTCATGTCTCTTCAAGTCGGCGGAACAGGTCTCAGATTGCGCACGACTCTGGGACGTGGTTTTAAACGCGGGAAGAAATGGAAAGGCGACGATAATCGCTACATGTTTTTCGCTTCGCGGACTCAGTCTCCATCTGGATACCCGGTGGATACGACTTCGCTCGCCTTGACATATTTTGCGAGCAAATTGAAATTCGGTAATGCACCGTATGCCACGCGTGAATTCTGGCTTCATTATTCTGGATTCTGCATGCAAGAGGGTCTTGGTCCTGAAGAGACCAATTTACCAGGAAACGATGCCGTCATTGACGGGGTGATTCTCACAGTTGACGGAATAGATTATTCTGGTGATTTTTCTGGATCTGCCGGAACGACAATTACGTCAGGATCTAAGGGAGCTTGGTGCAGTTTTCCGTCTTTTCTTGGCGACTGCACTCCTGATTCAGATTTTATAGTCACGACCAAATGGCATGTCGGTGCGGTGGGACAGAAATTTGTAGCTAATTATCGGATTCAGAGACACAGGGGCGAAAAATACTGGGCAGCGGCTGACGGCTCGGCGTTGAGTGCTTTGATTGCCGCCAACGGTGCATCGACTCCAGTAGTCGATTCCGAAAGATACTACAATATAGCTCCGGGAAATCAGACTAACTCACAACTGCCTTGCTGGGGCCCGGATTTCATGGTAGCCAAAGGCTGGGATGGTCGTCCTGTTGTTCTTGGCACTGGTGATTCTATTGGTTACGGTAGACAAGCAGTGTCTGCATCTGCTGACGCTCGCGGGAACATGGGTTGGTTTCACAAATTTTTCGACAAGGATGATCCGACCTATGGCCGGATTCCGCATTATTTTATCGGTAATCCATCTGCTAATTCGACTCGTGAGTTGAATGCCAATTCTCTTAAGCGCTGGGATATTCTGGACGATATCAAAGCCATGAACGGAGGGGATAAATATCCGTTCACTATTGTTGTGAATCAGATGGGCACGAATGACGCAAATGCCGTCATTAGTACTTGGAAAAGCAACATAGTATCATTGATCAATAAGATTCGTACCAGACTGGGAGCAGGAACTAAAATCATCCAATGCACGATTCCGCCGCAAAATAATCCACTCACTGCTGGTAATCTAGGTTTCACGGCTGATGGATTCAGTATTAAGGCTCCAACCTGGACAACAGGACTCGATAGTATCAACAGTGATATCCGAAATAATGCTGGATTCAATCACAATGGTTACATTGATGTCAATACTGCTTGGGTTGATCCAGCCAATCCAGATAGGTTCATGAATGCGCAAGGTATGGGTCAGGTAGGCACTTTGATTTCTTCGATTCCAGGTGATGGGACATCTACTCATCCGACGGCTGTTATTAGCTGGGAACCGGATTACGGAGAGGGACTCTTGATTGAGTACACAGCAAATACGTACGCTGCCCGTCAAATCATAGATTTCTCTCCGGTAGGTGATGGAACCTATAATGCGACATTCACGAATACCTACACAACTGTGGTTCAGAGCGATGCCAAGGCATGGCGTGGAATCTCAAATGAAGGTATCCATCCGTGGGATTCGTATGTGGATTATTGGGTGCTTCCCAGACTTTCGCAGTCTAACAAAGCGCTGTTGAATCAGTAACCAGAAGGAGCATTCACATGAAGAAGAACTGGCCTAAGAGTCAGGATCTCGTTTTCGGAGACGAAGGCGGGTATGTGAATCGTAAGACGGATAAGGGCGGGCCCACGAATATGGGCATCACACTCGCCCGTCTATCCGAGTATCGCGGCTACAAGTGCACGATTCAGGATCTCCAGAATCTGACGAAGAAGGAGGCCTCGGATATCTACAAGAGCGGGTACTGGAATGCTATTCGGGCGGATGAACTGCCGAGCGGCCTGGACTATGCTGTTTTCGATTTCTACGTCAATTCGGGCGCCTGGGGCGTCAAGATTCTGCAGCGCACATTAGGCGTGCAGGAAGATGGCGTCATTGGCATTCAGACGATGAAGGCGATCGAGAATTATCCGAGCGGAGTCCGTGGGCTCATCAAGGATTATATCGATCAGCGCATGAAGTATCTCCGGTCACTCGGTGGCAAGCAGGGCTTCGGTCCGAATGGTCGCGGCTGGACGATTCGTGTCACCGGCGTCGATCCCAAGGGTCAGTGGGCGAAGCAGCCTGGAGTCATTGGCAACGCTCTGGCTATGGTCAGTGATGACACTGCCAGCAAGCCGATTCCGACGGAACTGCCTCCAGCCATCGATCCGGCACCCAAGGCCTTGAATGAGAATCGGAGTGTCACTTCGATTCTGGCAAAGCCCGAGGCCGTCACTGGGTATGTGACGACGGTTGCTGGCATCTTCACGGCCGTGTCTGGGAATACCGTTCTCAGCTACGCCCTTGGAATCGTCATCGTTCTCGGCGCTGCAGCCTTCATTTATCAGAAGCTGCAGTCCGTTCGCAAGGCCTGACTCACATGAAGTGGGTTTGGATGGCAATTGGGGCCGCCGTAATAAGTGCCCCAGCCTACGGGTTCGGATTCTACATGGGCGATGCACACCGAAAGGACAAGATCGCCGCACAGCAAGCATCCGGGCAGATTCAAATCTACAAGGATGGGAGGCAGATTGATGAAAAAGTCCTTTCGGCAGATGACGTTGGTCTCTGCGATATGCTTGGTGGTTGCTAGCTGTGGCAGCACATCTGGACTCTACGACCCATGTTCCATCCTTGTCTCGATCCCAACGAAGACAACAACGAATCGGTATCTGGTCGACAATGATCGACCAGCGGCAGTTGGGATTGCACGAAACCAAGAGCGATACCGCCAGTATCGCTGTGGAGAAAGGCAATCCAATGACTCGAAACATCCCGGAGGAGACGCTCTTCGCGACCGTGACTCTCCGGGTAAAACACAAATTCCGCCAACGCCTAGTTGAATGGGCAGGGGCGTTTGAAATCGGACTCTTGGGACTAATTTTGATGCATCCAGGAGCCACGTTCAGGAGTTCTATAAATTGGCTTCTTTTGGAGTCAATCACTTCTGAACAAAACTGGTCCTTGATCCTCTTTATGATCGGGACCATTCGCCTCGCTGGCCTTTGGGTCAACGGGGCAATGGAAGCCGTGACACCCTGGATTCGAACAGCGGGAGCCTTCGGTGGCCTGTTCGTCTTCGGGTCGATTCTATCAAGCATGATCTATGCTTGGGTTTGGTTAGGCGTTCCACCCTCAACTGGGCTGGCTCCGTATGGTGTAGGATTCATAATGGAAATTGCCTCCATCGTACTCGCGGTCTCAGACGCTAGGATATACCGTAATGGCAGCAGAGAGCGTTGGCGGAATCAGCCAGGTCCCTGAATACGTTCAATACGTAGCATGGACAGTGATCACAGTCGTTGGTGCTCTGGCTGTGAGATTCGGGTGGTTCAGTCAAGTCAACAAAACGCCAACCACCGAGACTCAAATCACCGGTGGAATGGTGGATAATAGGGCACTGAAGGCGTTGATGGAGTCAGTTGATGACGCCGTTGACGAGATGAAGGAAATGCATAGAGAGGATATGAATCAGAATCGAATCCTGGGCGAGCTCCTCCAGTCCCTTGGGACTGATATTCGTTCCCTCGATCGAAATCTTGTCCGACTCTTTGAGAAAATCCACTGAGGAATCAAAATGGCACAGGCAGAAGGCACGAGTAAGAATGAAGGTCGAGTCAGCCCCAGCACGTCTGGTGCTAGCAAGGGCTCTTCATCTTCTTCGAAATCTTCGTCCTCATCGAGCAAGTCTGGTGGTCAATCCCTGGGCGGACTCGGTGCGTCTATTGCATCCGCGTTCGGTGGATTGGCGTCGAGTTTTGCATCCGGTGCCGGTTCTGCAGCCAGGAATGCTGCAACCGGCATCGGCAAGAACAATTCGGCAAAAGGGAAGGCTTCTACCACGTCGGGATTCAATTCCGGCGGTAATAGCTTTGCCAGCATGAATAGGACGTCGCCTTCGAACTCTGCAATTGGGAAGAGTTCCTCTGGATTCGGAAGCGGTTTCCTTTCTGGGCTTGAAAGGATTGGCGACAATGCCCTGAAGGGATTCGGAAACAGTTTGAACCAGCTGGCCGAGTCGAAAAGCAAGGGCAGGGATTTCTCAGGAATCAGTAATCCGACAGCTCGTGAGATTGCGCAGACATGGGGCGATCTTGGCTGGAGCAACAAGGCCATAGCAGTAGGTTTGGGCAATGTGCAACAGGAATCAGCTTTCAATCCTAAAGCCAGGAACAAAGGCGATGCGGCAGACGGCACTGATTCTGTTGGCTTGTTTCAACATAACAAAGAACGTCTTGCTGGCCTCGAAAGATTCGCTAAACAAGGGGATGTGACTCGAGGCATTCCTGCCGGTTCCGATCCCCTCTCCCCTCGTGTGCAAGCCGCATACGTGGATAAGGAGATGAAGACGACTCACAAGAGTGCCTGGAGCGCTATCAATGATGCTCCAGATATCGAGACGGCCTCGAATGCGTGGAGCAAGAAGTTCGAGGTTGCCGATCCGGCTGCGAATCGCACTCGATCGAAATACTCGAACAGCTTTGCCAAGACGCTCGATGCTCTCGGAATCGACGACGTCACCGGGTATGATAAGGAGATTAGCGGGGCTATTGCTGGGATTGAGAATCTGGGCAGACCAGTAGGTAGCAAACCTAGCCAGTTCAATACCGATCCATTTGGAATCGGGTCCATCATTGCGAATGCACTTGGGATTCAAGATCCGAATACCGGGAAGCAGAAGAGTGGGTATGTGGATCCGATGGTATCGTCGGTGGAGGGTAGGAAGGCTAGGGGTGAGGAAGACCCGGATATGTCGCCAGAGAATCTGGAACCTAAGCGTTCTGGACTCGCCGGCATTGCCCAGAAGGCGGAGAAAGGGAAGCCTGGTGTCGCGGTGGATATTGCGAAGGCTGTCAGTAATCCGATCGGATTCGCCCTCAGCACGATCATGGATTTTGGCAGACAATCCAAGGCCATGAATACTCCGGGACCGGAAGGAATCGGTGGGGATGGTCAATTTGGAATTGGGTTCCTGGCAGGGCTGCTAGGGGAGAATGGGAACGGGAATGCAGGATTCGTAGCGAGTGAGAAGAACGGTAGTCGAATTGGCTCCGACACTCGCACGAGTCAAGCTATCGCTGGACTCACTGCTCCGGAGAATGCCGCCGCCTCGACATTTATCCCTGTGAATCCGCTGACGCCACCGGTTTTGACTCCGGACAGGAAACCGTTTGGGTGGAGTTTGGTATAATGGCTGATGACAGCACTCGCTTCCAGCTAGTGGGCATCCCGCTGAGTCTGGAGAGAACGATCAGAGACTGCAGAGATTTGCAGGACATAGTTCTGAGTCAGAAGAAAATCATGGAAGGGCTCCTTAAGGAAATTGAGGAACTCAAGAAAAAGGTAGGTTGAAATGCCAAGCACTCGCTTCCCGGTACCAGAGATTCAATCGTGGTCTCCCTCCGTGGAGGCAAGGGCGGTGGAGAATGGTGCGGTTTTTGCCCTGGCCGGTCGCAATTATTTCTTTGATTCAAAAGGACCGAGATCTGGATTCAGTACGCAGGTCATTACCGGCGGACCGCTCCCTGTCTCGTCGATGAATTTTCAATCAGTGGGGATGGGCGGAGTTTCGCTCATTTTCAACGGACTCGCATGTTATAAGCGAGTGTGGACGGTCATCGATCCTGAGACTGTCGAACCGTCGATTGAGTGGTGGGAGAAGATTCACGAGTTCGGTGACGTCGAGACTAGTGGGTATAATCGGTATTGTTGGACGAAGGCGTATGTGAGTCACGGGTCTTATGTATGCCACCCGCTATTCGGCATTTTCAAATACAATGGTGATTCACTAATCGAATTCAACCCGCCTGGCCTACCGGAAAATCCACTTGCCATTGGCGAGGTCGCCGGCCGACTCATCATCATGGGCCAATATGCTGTCGCATGGTCCAACTCGTTCAACGCGGATGATCTGACGCCGGAATTAGGCGGAGCAGGCTTTCAGGTCATCAACGAGCGAGTGCCGGGCAATCCCCTTGCCCTCACCAGTTATCAGGGCGGATTCCTTACCTGGACCGACCAGGGAGTCATGTCCAGTGAATTCATCGGTGGCGAGGCAGTATTCCGTCACGATCGAGTGATTACCGATCAGCTTATTTTGAATCCTGGTGCATGGACTCAGATGGCTGACGGGAGCATTGTGCTTGTTACCCAGCAGGGTCTCTTCCGATCGAGTGTGAGTGGGGGTCTTCAGCAGATGACTCCGATTTTCAATGAATATTTCCGTTCGGAGATTGCTGGGAAAGATTCCTACTATCTCCAGCTGGAATATATCAATGAGCACGATCACCTCTATATCCAGATTCTCGACGGATCGAGTGAAATCTCTCGCACCTACGTCCTCTCCGTCTCGCTCGACAAGTGGGGAGAATTCTCCGAGTCCCACCTCGGCATCTGCCGATGGACTGGCGAGTCGAATGATTACGGCTATGTGGGCATCGATGGAACTTGCTACCGATTCACAGACTCTTTCTTTAGTGAATCAGAAGACGGTTCGTTGAAGGCTCTTGGGTCGGAAATTGAACTGGGTTATTTCAATCCGTCTAGCGGCGCTCCATATGCCGATATCACTTTTGAGTGGCAGGGAGTGTTGATCTCTGGAATTGAGAAGAGGACGGCTGCCCAAGAAGCGAGTGTGATTTACGAAGACTGGGGATTCAATATCCCTGCCTACAACATCGGCTTCTATCTTCAGGATGAAGACTGGAATCGATTTGGCGTGGCTGACTTTGACGAGGATTGGAATGACTTCGGAGCGCAGGAAGACTGGAACGATCCTGGAGATAGCATCGATTACAATGATTCTGTTGCTGGTGCTCGAGACTTTGATTGGAACAACTCTGGCCCTATGGAAGACTGGGGAGCTACTCCAGATGGCGGAGTCGATACGAGCTACATCGTCGACTGGGGACTAGGCGAGGAGAAGCCGGACGAAGATTGGAATGCCGACTGGCTATGGCTCAATCGAATGGACTACGGAATCGAAGTCCGTTGCTCCCTTGATGGTTATGAGCAAGATAATATCGTCACTCCCCGACTCGCTGTCGAAAAAGGAGCGAGTGACTTCTTCACGATGATGAGCTACGGCCATCATCACCGAATGGTAATCTCGGCGAATCAAGTGAATCAAAAATTTCATGTAAAAACGATTGAGATTACTGTAAATTCATACGGGCGCATAGCGTAGCGAGGAATTGAAATGGTCGAACAGACTCCAAAAGTTGTGCAAATGGTCGGCCATACGACTCAGAAGGCCGATGAGTATGTGGGACCGCAGAGGCAAATCACCATCGATGTGACGAGAAAAGAACTTCGACTCCATGATGGGTCGAGGAAGGGCGGTTGGCGGTTCCCCAATCTCCGTCAACTGACTCAGATGTTTATGTCGAATCAGAGCGAGTTCGGCAAGGTCGATTTCACGCAGGATGCACGAGGATTTCTCGCTCGTACGAGTGATAAGACTTGGCGAGTCCGACAGCTTCTGGCCAAGAATGGTCTGACGTGGTTGAATCCGTTCGGTGATTCCGGCGATCCCACCCTTTTGTTGCCAGATAGGTTGAAGGAATCAAGCCCATATTCGGCCTCCAGTCTCAATGACATTATTGAGACTGGGTTTTACATGATTGCTAAGGCCGATACCAATTTGCCTGATTCAATCAAGGCGGCCGACGACGCAATTCTCATCGTCGTCGGCTATAATGACACGACGATCCCATTCTCTCTTGTGACTCAGCTGGTCATGAATGCCTCGGCTGCGTCTGGGGATATCTATGCTCGTCGGCGAGTCAATAACGTCTGGTCGGCATGGCTGAATGTTTCTGCCGTCAAGGGTACCCTCGGTGAATTGAATGATGGAGTCGATCAGTCTGCTAGGGGTTGGAGTCCGTTCGATCTTTCGACATTTATCCGGCAGCAAGTGCAGACTATTCAGTATATTGATGCTGGAAACGTCGCCAAGGCATTCAGCATCAACGTGCTTTTCAGTCAGTCTGGCGCCGGCGCTGATACGCAGACTGTTACAGCCGGCGCTTTCAACGTAGCCACCAATGATCGATTCGAACTTGTCGGTTCTGGTACTGCTCCGGCAGGTCAGAGTCGAACGGCGAAAGTTGAAATGGAAATCGCCGGCGTGTTCCAGACGATTGCGCAGCAGAACATCGTTGCGCCGGCTGATTCCGCGCTCACGGACAATGTCATCGGACGAGTCGTGAAGACTGCATCCGGTATCGACATTGTCGATCAGAACTGGGCGACTCTGTCATCCATTGCCGGCGCAGCTACCGGCAATTTTCGATTCACCACCGGTGCCTCTGAGAAGGCAGGTTGCCGGCTGACTCGCTGGCGTTAATTTGGAGAAAGAATATGGCATTTCCTGATGACTATAAGCGAGTCCAGCAGCCAGGTGCAGCCAAGGCGATTGTCGAGGCCACCATTTATCTGGCTCGTCAGCTGGCGGTTAATACCAGCGATTGGACTCTGCTGGTCGGCGACGGTTCCACACCTGGTGGTTTTAGGGTGTTGATGGAATCGCAGTTCAATTCGTTTATGCAGTTGAATGCGCCGTTCGGGACGAAGGCATATATCGAAGCCGGGACGGATGGCCTGCCGACTGAACTCGGTCGAATCTGGAAAGCATCGGAACTCTACGCCACCTTCGCCAAGATTGTAGACACTACGACTCCGTCGGCTTGGTTCATCAAAGATTCGGCGATGCCCGATGCGCTTCGCGCATATTCGAAATCATTGTCGGATGCGAATAATGCGCTGGTGAGCGGATTCTATCGATTCGATCCCGCCACGGCTGCTAATATGCCGGCTGGGATTCCATCGAGCGGTCCATGGCATGTGATGATCGTTAATGCACTGTCGGCTCAGAACGTGGGGCAGGTGCTGTTCCTTCGCGACGGTAGCGGTAAAATCTTTACGCGGTCGTTCACTGATGGAGTCTGGCAGGCCTGGATTCAAGCAACCGGTGTGACTCTGGCTGATTTGAACACTAAGGTCAACAAAGCCGGCGACACCATGACCGGTCCTCTGATTCTTAAAGCCGGCAATGCTGCGAGTGCTCCGATCAGGACTCCTGACGGCGTCGCTCCGACGACTCCGGCAGATGGTGATATCTGGCGAGAAGATGCATCCGGCGGCTTGAGGTTTAAAAAAGGCGCCAACCTTATTTCAATTCTTGATTCTCAGAATTCGGCATATGCGATTCTGCAGGATCAGAAAAACGCTTCGAATGGCGGTGGCGCATCAGTAGCTGGTTCGTTCATTACACGCGATTTGAATACCGAAGTTTATGATCCCTGGGGTCTTGTGACTCTAGCTTCTAACCAGTTCACTCTCGCTTTCGATTGCATGATTGACTGGATCATGCCGTTCTTCAGCTCGGAGTATAATTACTCTCGTGTGTTTAACGTAACCGATGGAGTCGAAGTAATTAGAGGGACTGTCGGTTATGCGGAGCCGTCCAGTTTGGTCGGCTCGTTTTCTAATGGCTATGGATTCTTGACTGCAGGGAAAACATATGCCTTGCAATATCGAGTTACCACCGCTAAGTCTAGTAATGGACTCGGAGCCGGTAACGCGGCTCTTGGTACCTCTGTATACACTAATGTTCTTCTCAGGAGAGTCGGATGAAATATGCATTACTGAGTCAGGATGGTCAGAGCATCGATACCATCTCCTATCACCCGGATCGTGAACTGGTTCCGGCGACTCCGGCCGAATTCAATGAAGATGGCACGATTAAGACTCCGGCAGTCGAAGAGCACTGGGGTAATCTTCTTCCTGGCTGGGTCGAAGTGCCGGATGATGTCTTCGCCGGATTCGTGAAACAAGGCCCTAACTGGGTTCAACCGACTGCACCGCTGGCACCGATGCCTGACTCGCTCGAGCCCTATTCTGCCGTCTGCAGTCAGGTGCTCGATGATGTTGCTCGTGGCAAGGGGTATGACAATCGAGTCAGTATTCTGAGCTATCGGGATTCGACGGTGCCTGGCTGGGCCGAGGAAGCACAGCAGTTTGCGGAATATCGTGATTCGCTGTTCAACAAGGCTTTCGAAATCTATGCGAAGTTCCAGGCCGGCGAGATTCCACAGCCGTCTCTCGAAGAATTCGAAGCTATGCTTCCCACTCCACCATGGCCAGCCAATGATTCGGCTACTGCGGCTAAGTAAGGAGAAGATCATGAGCCTGCTCAGCGGCCTTGTTGGAATCACGAAACTTGCCTCAAACTTCATTGGCGGCGGAGCTGGCTCGAAGGAAAACACAAGCCAGTCTAGTTCCCAGTCGACGAGTCAGAAAGTCACTGGGAACCAGTCTTCGAGTACGGCCAGTACACAGTCTGCGAATCGAAGGGAATTCAGCGATGGATTCCTTCAACAACTTGAGCTTGTCGCCAGAGATGCTCTTGGGTCGCAGGCACAGACGGCTGATGTTCTCAGGAACGAACTGACTTCCATTGCGAACAATCCTATCGATTTCGACGCGGATGCATTCGTGAAAGGAGTCACTGATTCCGCCCGAACAGCAGCGATGTATAAGCTGGATTCGGATATCAATGCCACAGTCTCGGCGACCGGCGGTTCCACATCCGGCAATTCCGCCGCCGCTCTTCTGGCCAATCGACTCAGGAATGAAACTGGTGCCAACCTCGCAGGGATCAATGCGAATGCACGAGGCACCGCCGCTCAGATCGAGTCTGGACTCCAGGCCAATCGAGTGCAGTCTATCACTGGCATTACAGATTCGGTGGATAAATCACTTACGAGTCTACTCGCTGCCCTTCGCGGGGCCGAGACGCAACAAGATACCAAGTCGGTTGAGAACATGGTCGCCAATTCGCAGCAGACTGCGACCGGCCAGACTCTATCTACCGGCAAATCCAGCACCTCGACACCGTTTAACTGGGCCAAGGGATTCGGCAATCTCTTCGGCGGTATTGATCAGGACGAATAAATATGGCTCAGAAATTTGGCCCGAATAAGCCCGTTGAACCCGATTTCGGACTCGATAGAATCGGGTCCATGTTTGATAATCAGCAGAATCTTCAGTCCGGCCGTCAGGATGCGGAGCAGGATTTCCTGCAGAAGCAGAATGCTGCGACTGAAGCTAAGGCCAAGATCGCTCATTCATCGGCCGCAATCACCAATGATTTGCTGGCCTCATTTGGCGACCTCGCTGCTGTCGTGGACAGGAACAAGGCGGCTGCAGATGAGCAGAGAGCGAAGATGTCCTCCGGGAATCCGCTCGATGCCATCGAAGCCATAGGCAATCAGATCATCGATCCGAGTCTGTACACTCGCGCTGGCCGGCAGAAGACGCTGAATGAGACTCAGCAGTATGTCAATGCCAAGGTGGCCATTGCTGGTGCACAACAGGATGCGCTTACCGCTCTCAGTAATCGAGTCGATGCGGACTTGCTCGTCGCCGGTCAGCCACTCGCTCAGGCGAAGTTGAATGAACAGCAGGGCATGGAGCGGATTCAGACTGAGCGCCTGAAGAATGCTGCGATTGCGGAGAATCTTGCGACGAATACGCAGATGCAGCAGACGGCGCTTATGAATCTGGATTCGACTCAGATTGCGGCCCTGAAGCAGAAGGCGAATGGTCAGCCTGTTGACGTCGGCGGAATTCTGATTCAGCCTGGAATTCTGCAGGAGCGCGCCGATCAGCTGGCCCAGCGTCAGGACATGATCGAGGCCAGGGAGAACGCTCTGGAACTCAAGAAGGCCGAACAGGCGAAGAAATTGAATCGAAAGATTCTTGAAACTCACTCGCTCGAAGAGCTTCGCCCCATGCTTCTCTCCGGCGATCCTACGGGTCAATTTGACCTGAAGGATATCCAGGAGGTGTATGGAATCAAACAGCAGGCGCAGAGCGATGCGATTGAGAGAGCAAGTCAGGGGCTGCAGTTGGGGAATTTCATGTCCTCGATCGTTGTGCCTACGGATTCGCAAGTCCAGACGATGCGCGGGACTGTGCCGCAAGGTACGCCTTTGGCCGCTGAGGTGGATAAGCTTGACTTCACGAATCAGATGGTTGCCAAGACCATTAAGCAGTATGAGGATGCCGGCGTTCAACCTCCGATCGAGGTGCTGACGATGGCGAACGAAGCGATTCAGAAGGGCAAGGAAGACGTCAACAAGGCGATCGATAAACAGGCCACGTTGGCTGCCCGTGGCGATTCGAATATGAAGGAATTGTATACGGAGCGATTCCGCGGCAATCCCCTCCCTGCGCCGTCGGTCGAAGCCGCGATTCAGACTCGCTTGTCTAACAACAAGCCACTCACCGATGTGCTTCCGAAGGAAGTTGCTGATGAAGTGCAGCGACTCTATCGGGACAAGGTGCAGAAGTTGACGGCTGCGAGCAAGATCGGTGGAATCGGTACGGCAGATAAGAAGGCTATTGAGCAGCAGGCTCAAACCGAGGCGCTGAATGAGGCCGTTGCGAATACGATTCAGAATCGCACGAACGGCTTGCTTACGGATCAGATTGACATTCCAGGTAATCCACTAGCCGGCGTCATCGACAAGGGTGGATTCCTGACGATGGTTGCTGCCGCTGATGCGGAAGGGAAGACAATTCTGCAGCAGAGGTATCAGCTGACCGATGAGGAAATGCAGAGAGCACTGCAAGGTGAGACGATTCCAGGAAAGACACCTGGAGATATTCGGGCGGACCTAGGTCTGATTCAGAATACTCAGCTTTTCTTCAAGTTGGATACGCAACAGGCCGGTCTGGCTCAGAAGTATGCAGCTTGGTGGAATCTGCAGGGCGACAGCTACATCAATCAGCGTGCTCAGCAGAATACATTGGGCGCCGGAGCAAAAGACCTTCAGAGTCAGGCTCTGGAAAGCTTTGCGACTCCTATCGAACTTCAGGGTTCGCAGGCTTATCGATCGAGCATTGGTGGGGCTGCGAGTTACTATGGGCAGGCGAAGGACGAGAAGTATCAGCAGATGATTACCTTCGATTCCAATCCTACCTATCGCCAGGCCGTGCTATTGCAGATGGATAAGGATTTGACGAATCCGGAGAAGACTGCGTTCATGCAGAACTTCATCATGCCGATCGTTGCCGATGCCAAGAATAACGGCAAGGACTTCAATGAGACGAACAAGATGATCGAGCAGGCACTCGATATGGGTGTCGCTCCTGACCCGCAGACTCAGAAGATCCTGAACAAGATCGTCCGAAATCGTCCGACTGTCAATGCACAGTTGGATGCAATGACGACGAATCCATGGTGGTCGGCGAGCATGATTACCGGATTGGGGATGGGCGGTGATGCAGTCAGTGCCACCGATCTTCAGATTCGAGGCCGGACGAATGCAGATGGCTATGATTGGTTCAAGAATCTTATCAAGACCAATCAGAGTCCTTCGTCGTCCAACGAGCAGTCCACCACTCCCGGTGGCACCAGCCGCGGATTCTTCGATATCATCAGCGGAATCACTGGCGATTTCCGCAACAATATGCAGGCTACTGATCGGAGCCTTGGCAAGAATGCAGGAGTGAAATAATGCCGGATTTGATTGGACTCTCCAAGGCCATGAATAGCGCGAGCTATGTGACTCCGCGAATCGGTATCTCGGCCGGCGGGAGCGCCCCAAGCGACGTTCTGACCAGCAACGATCCGCAAGTTGCTCAGCGTCAACTCGAAATGACTCGCTCCCTCTTCAACACCGCTGATGCAGACATGCCAGGTCCGGTCAAGCTCGGTCGACTCCTCACTGCTTCCGGCGTCGACATGGTGGACATGTTTGGGTCGGCTCTGCCTGGAGTCGATCGAGGGGATATTTGGAGGACTGCGAGGGAGTTGGGACTCAATGACGTGGCCGACTATGCTGCCCGAAATCCAACTTCGGTAGGACTCACAAGCGGTATCGTCGGCGGACTCCTTACCGGATATGCCACCGACGCCTATCTCATTCCCGCCATGGGCCGCAGTCTGCTCGCATCTACGACTCTCAGCAACACCAAACTCGTCCAGTCAGGATATAAATTCCTGAATGGAGCGAAGATGGCTGCCATCAACAGTGCCGAGTCTGCCGCTATCTCCGGCGAAATGGCTACTGTGTGGGGGACAACTGGCGGCCGTGCTCTTCTGTCCGCGCGAGTGGCTGAAGGAGTCGGAAAAGCCGCAATCAACGAAGCTGCCGTCGCTGCGACAACGCACACGAATCAGCAGATCTGGTCTGACGATGCTTCCACCAATCTTATGTTCGCCGCTCTTGGAATCGGCTTTGGCGGTGTGACTGGTGTCCTCGGTGCTCGTTTCGAAGCAAGGCAGATTGCCAATAGCGACGAGATTCTTCGACTCCGTGCTGCTTCCAGCGATCCGTGGGGCAATGTCGCATTGCGTGAGATTCAGCCGAGTGCCGAGGAACTTCGTCGTTTGGGCCCTGGTGCTCAGTATAAGGAATCGGTAAACGTAACCGGCCTGGCTCTTACTGCTCGTCAGAAGATTCCGGCCGATTTGCCGGTCAAACGCCAGGAGCTTATCCGCAATGAAGCTACTCAAGCTGAGTCGCAGATGCAGGAGTCTCTGCTCAAGATCACCAGTCGAGGAGTCGAGGGGGCGCCAGGATCATCGTTCGGTCGATCGAGTGATCTTGATAAGCCGGCGTTTAAACACGCCACTGATACGCTCCATAATGATCCTACTTCTATGGTTGGCCTTGACTCTCTTGGTAGTGGGAATTTTACGGCTAATGTGAAGAACCGCGAGAAGTATATCGACGAGCTGAAAAAGAATCCCGACGATATCGACTCGATGAGGAAAGCTGCGGAGCTTGAAAATCAGGAGACAATGGGGCTTGTGAATCAGAGCTGGATGCCTGATGACAAGCAGGGGAACCTTCGCAGAGTGTCGGAATACAATCCGAAGGACCTGAAGGCGACTCCGCGTCGAATGGGTGGCGGGCTGGAGTACGAAGTGACTCTGTCGGGTGGCAAGAAGATCAATGTCAATGCCGGCGGTCTACTCACCGGCCCTGCCGCTCCGAACTTCGCCACCTTCCGAATCGACGATCAGCTTCGAGTCTACGACGTCCTCAACCGTCAGATGAGCGGCATGCTGGCCAAGTCAGAGACACTGACTCTGAGTCAGAAGCCCACTTGGCTGCAACTCGATATGGCCGTCGAATATGCTCGTCGAGGCGGTAAGGTTGACTTTACGACTCACAGTGCAGGTCAGTTCAAGACTCTTGAAGATTTGCAGGTTGCGAGTCTGAAGGCAAAAACAGAAACGGCCATCAAATTGGCTCAGAAAGGCGAGTTTGACTTTTGGGCTAGGGCAAAGCTGAATCTTCCTCTGCCAAGTTCTCTTGAGCGGATTCACGATGGCACGTCTGTAGCCATGGCGGACTTGCTGAATGGATTGAAGAAGAATCCGAATATGACTCTGCAGGAGCTCAAGGATTTCCGCAAGAAGTCCCTGGCTATGTCGAATCTGCGTGATGGACTCAAGGAAACTGATCCTGCTCTCGACGGGAACATGTTCAATTTCAACAAGAATAAAGACGGAGTCTGGCAACCAGTCCTCACTGGCAACTTCTCCTTCGTTCGCACGGTTCCCGAACTTCGTGGGACTCGTGAGCAGCTTATGCTCGATACCGTCGAGAATAAAGCCTGGCGGTATCAGAAGTTGAAGCAAGGGAATCTGACCAAGGAGATGATCGATCGACTGTCGAATGAGCCTGCCTTCCAAGGATCGATGAATCTTCGTCATCTCGCAGATGACCAAGTCACTGGACTCGGTAGTGAGTTTGCTCAGGCGACAGGTGCGGCTCTCACCAAGTCGATGCGAGAACGTGACTCTATCACCATGCAAGGTGCTTCGCAGGTTCGCCAGATCGTGAATAGAGTCAAGGAAGATTTCACCAATCGATTCTTCAAGAATATCTTCCAAGGCAAGCAGAATATACTGGCCGCCTTGCCGAATCGAGGTAGTAAGGCACTCGTCGACCAGTACTTCAGCTTCGCAGGTGGGTGGGATCTAAAGCGAGGATTCACCCAACTCGATAACGGACATTTTGGCCTTGTCCTCGCAGATACTCCGCGAAACGCGCGACGACTCGGTCGTGATGTGGGAGATGGTGAATTCCTCACCTCCCCTCTCACTGGCAAACCGATCGCCGTGGACGCTGCTGGAGTCGATTTTATCGAACGATTCCAAATCGCTGCCAAGCAGTTGCTTAGGGACGCTAATGCGGTGCGCCTTAGTCGAGGCTTGACGCCTCTCGAATCTAAGGCGCACTATGTTCCACCGCCTGATACGAAGGGGAAAATCATTGGTTTCACTGTGGGTGTTGACGGTAAGACTGTTCCTGGCGGAGCCGTGGTGGCTTCGAATCTCGACGAGTTTAACCGTCTGGCTGACATTCAGCGGAGCCGATTGGAGCCGGGACAGCGATTCTTTACGAAAGCGCAGCTGGAATCCACGGCCGATCTCTGGGACCAAGCGGAAATGGGATGGGTGGATCCGGGATTCCTGGGAGCCAAGAAGGAAGGGCAGACGGGGTCTATCTTCGGGTCAACTATGAATCCGAATGGAATGGAGGATGCGCTCAAGTGGGTGAAGGATCGAATTGATTCTATTGCCGACGGGGCCGTTCGTTCGCTCTACGATCAGCAGTTGGCGATTGCCAGGGCGAGGGCGGAAGCTCAAGCGACTCTGGAAGGAGGCAGCAACGTTGCTCGGAGAAACATCTGGGACGAGTATGATGCTACGATTCGCGGTGTCCCTCTTTCTAGTGTCAAACCCGATCGGTTGACTGCCGCTGTTGGGAAGCTGGACGCTCCGATTCAGGCGGTGATCGATACCGGCTGGCCTCTGGTGAAGGTGCTCGGGGCCAATCGAGTCTCGCAGTGGGTGAGCGATGTTGGTCAGCGCCTTGGCATGAAGAATGTTGGTGGATTCAAGAGTTTTGAAGATTTGGCGAACAAGCTGGGTCCGCATACACCCTACGCGACTGTGGCTCAATGGGCTGAATCGAACATCAAAGCTTCACCACCGCCGGAATTTCGTGCCATCGCGTCGAAGCTGAACAGTCTCACTGCTTCGATGTTGCTCCGCTGGTTCGAGATTCCTAACGCCGCTATGAACATGCTCGGTGTAATCACGAATATGCCATCGATTCTTCGGAGTCCCAACACCCCGTTGATGGGGCAGTTGGTCGCGTCCAACGGCAAAAAGGTCGGAGTCGTCGATTCCTATAAGATTCTTGCCGGCGGATTCGCCGATATGCTCAGCAAAGAGAAGGCCAGGGATTGGGAAATCATGGCTCGGAACGGTGACACGAACCAGTCATTCATGGAGCTGCATAAGCAACTTGCCTTGGTTGATTCCCGTGGCACCTGGGGCAAGGTCTTCCTCGGCGATCCTGCAGCGGATACATCGACGTTCTCGGGCAAGATCAAGGCCAAGGGCGTCGATGGTATGATTTCGTTGGCTACCGATACGACGGAGTCACTGTCTCGTGCATGGTCTCACTTCATCGGTCTTCGACTCGCTGATTTGAATGGTATCACCGGCACCGAGGCTCGGCATGACTTTGCTCGGCAGGTCGCGAATCAGGCCATCGCCAACTACAATCCGCTGAATAAGCCGGAATTGTTCCAGTCGAGTCTCGGCTCGATGTTCGGCCTATTCACCAGCTATATGCAGCAGTATAATCAGCGACTCTTTCGCTGGATGGAGACTAAGGACTATGCGTCAGTCGGCAGGCAACTTGCACTCCAATCTACTCTCTTCGGTGTCACCAGCGTCCCTGGCTATAATGCCTTGGAATGGTTTTTCCAGGGCACTCAACCGAATCCAGACGCCACCCTCACAGACGCGATCTATGCAAAATACGGTCCCAGAGTCGGAGCCGTCATTGCACACGGTGGAGTATCTGAGGTTGGGAAGCTCTTTGGACTCGATAATGGCATCGCGCTTTACTCCCGCGGTGACGCAAACTTCCGAGCTCCCACTATCGATCCAACTCGACTCATGGCCAGCATGAACATGCTGAGTCAGGTCGTCGACACTGTTTGGGAGGTCGGGAATAAGGCGTTCAATCCGGACGAGGATTTCTCGATTCGGGCGGTGGCTGAGATTGTTGCCAAGAATGCACCGAATCGTGCAATGAAGGGCGCATTGCAGGTGCTGACTGGGGATGGACTCGAACTCGATCAGAACGGTCTCATCGTCTCGGATACCAAAGATGCCTTCGAAACGAGTCTGAGGATGATGGGTCTTCGATCGACTCGTCAACAAGGTGAGATCGAGGCGTACTACGCTAATGCCGCTCAACGTCGCAGGATGGCGAGTCGCATGGATACATTGCGTGAGGAGACTCGGTTGCAAATCAGAAGCGGCAACCAACTGGAGCCGATGGAACTCTTCAACAAGTACGTGAAGAATGGAGGGAGCCCGGCTCATTTCACAACCTGGATTCAGGATGTGATGCGATCCCAACAGGACACGCGAGGTATGAATGACTTCGTGAAGAGTCTGCGAAGTGAGGGGTCGCAGCTAGAAGCCTGGCGATACGACGTTAGGCAATGAGTCAAAAAGAAAGGCGGGTGATGAGCCCGCCTTTTTTATTTCTTAACTTGTTGATTTTGGACCGGTCTTAAACCGGTCTCGTGAGTCACAAACTCATCCGGTTCTGGGACCCTGCCGTGTGCCATGAAGCATCCCTTCAGTCGGCCCGCAATCAAACCAAGTTGTGAATCATTAATCCGCCACTCCGGCGTACTGGCTGTGCCCTTCCCAGTCGTCACGATCTTCTTCTGGTCCTGAAGACTGATGCACATACTGCTTAGACTCTCACGTGGTGCTAGATATCCGGCTTGGCTGAAAACCATATCGATATCGAAGGCGCCGTCCGGGCTGGCTTCTGCTATCTCGCAAAGGGCGCATAGAACCCTGCTATAAAGTCCCGTATCAAGCCCGTAGAACGCGCGATCCATGTATGCTTCCGTCAGTAGCAGGATAGCATGTGCAAGCCTCATATCGCTTGCTTGAACCGCTACGGGGCTATTGCCGCGCATAAGGGCTAGCAGGGCCGCCACCTTGATTAGATGCCCTTGCCGACGACCACCATAGGCCATAAGCCTGATATCTTGAGTGGTAACTTGATATGGGTATAGGTCATGATAGGTTTTCTCCGCCGCTTCCGTGAGTGAAATTTCCGTGTTGATACTCGTGAATTGATCGAGCAGAAGAGTCTGCAGATTCTCACGAATCGTCAACTGATCGTCGTTCCAGGTGGATGGAATCGGGACGGTTTTGGTGATCGACGTGGCGTGGACGAAAATCAATCGGCTAAGGAATCCGTGCTCCGATGCACCCTTCGGCATCATCTGGCCTAGTGAAGCCGGAGTCGTAGCGCCGATGAGATTAATCAATGGCTTGTTGATTTTGATAACTTGATTCTTCAATTGATAATGAAATGATTCACCATCGATACCGTCGGTGAAGAAGTCAAGAAGCTCGCGAGTCTGAGACCCCATGAGCCTTCCTAATTCCTTCGACACGAAATAGATTTCACTTGCCTTGCGCATTACTGGGTCAGGAAGTTTGGACAGGATCGAATCACTGTCCAAATCGGCAAGCTCTTCCAAAGTATCGACGGCAATATCCGATACTCCATCTTCCTGCGAATCAATCTGCCACCGTGGCATCATTGCGGACATGATCCCCTGCCTCTGACCGGCCGTATCCGTCGGGCCGTAGTAGAGTGGGAGTCCTTCAGCGAATCGCTGCATCACTGTCAATGCTGTGGATTTGCGCAAGGCCGGAGCCCCTGACAAAATGACGCCTAGATTCAGACGCATTTTGCCCATCGGCCCATGACGCAAATAGATTCGATCCCCACAAAGCGCAGCTACGCAGGAGAGGAAGCTCCAGACGTTGTAGGGGACCGGTGATTCTAGATCGGAAGTCAGCTTGAGATATTCGAGGATTGCTTTTCCTGAATCAGCATACTTCGGATCGCCGAGCACTGACAGCCAGTTTTGGTAGTTGGCTGTCTGCTGATTCATTTACATCCCCAATTCTTGCAGTTTGTTCTTGAGAAGCCAGTAGGCCTCATTGGAATCAGTCACCACATTCTCGGGTGGTAACGTGTGGCAGAGATTGAATCGACTGTCGTCGTCTTGCCATTTCGCCCCTCGTCGATGACGAAGTTCCGGCGGTTCGATTCCGATTGGAATCCAGGTATGCCCGCCGGCAGTTCTCCAAGTTTGGATGGCAGTCATCTCGACTTCGAAGCCCTGTGAGTCGGCGACGAAAACTCGATTCTTAATGGCGTCCTGATCCAGCGGAAGACTTGAAATGCGATCGATTCGAGCCAGCGCCTTGTCGACCCAAATGGTCGGAACTTTGTCTTTCATCCGTTCGCTGATATGGATGATCCATTCGCGGCCGGTGAATCCGTGGTACTTCGTGATCTTCATCAGATCGTACGGAAAGTCCGCTGGAATGTCGAGAAGCTGATATGAGAGGAGCTTGATTGGCTCCTGAAAATTCACGTCTGTGAATCCAACTCCAGCCAGACCGAAGTATGCTTTCAGCTGATTCACAGTCCAAGTCTTGCCCACACCCAGCGGGCCATTGATAGTGATAAAGATCGCCATAGTAGTCTCCACGAGTCCCTAAGAAAAAGCGGCCTAGCTTGTTGACACCCAGTTGGAAAAGGAGGGGTAGCTAGGCCGCTTACTCGCCGGTCCGGAGGGGAACATTTGCACCGGCGAATCTGAGGGGGAGCACGTCTTGGAGATGCTCCCCCGCGATCATCAATGGCAGGTCATCGATAATCGCAACATGAATCACGTAACAGCGGCTTCCAGCGCCGTCAGCATGACGTAGAGGCCGTTGCGAGCTGCAGGGTCCATCTTGTCGAGCCAGAGACGGGAGGTGCCGACGTTCATATCTTCCTGGGAAATGAAGTCGCGAAGTGCGCGGACCTTCAGCTTGTCGGTGGCCGGAGTCGTGAAGTCAATCGGATTATCCATCCCCTTGACGTTGGCTGCCATATTGGTGTTGGTGCTCATTCGGATTCCTTTCAACCTTGAGAGCGGGCGAGGATCATAATGACAGAAACGGAATTTAATGTCAAGTAGGTGCCGGCTCTTTTACTTTGAAAGTTATGCAGCGTACTTGAGTCCCATCTCATCAAGCCACGGAATGATATCTACCGGCTTCTTCACCGTGATTCCTTCTTTCCCTGCCCAATGAATTGAAACGTCGGCTTCTATTCCGACTCGTACTTCCTCTCCATGTATAATGATAGGACGTTCGAACGAGTGGAACACTCCCTCCAGGCCAGATAGCCATCCAGGATTCTTCGGGTCGACGTTGAACGATATGGAATCGTGTGTCTGAAGTCGGATAGCAATTCCGTTTCGGTCTTGTCCGATAAGTCGAGGTTCATCGCCGAAGTTAGGATTGATTCCATCCCTAAGATACTTCGGGATATAACCATGGCACAGTTCATCCATGACCATGTTGATTCGTCCAGCGGTGCCGGCTTGCCCTGCTGTGGCAGCGACTGCGCGAAGAGTTGAATCGTCGTTGGGATCACTAAGGAATCGCTGAAAATATCGGAAGGGGGTGGTGAACCCGCCAGTGCTGCGTACTTCTGCTCGCAGTTCTCGATACCATGAATCAGCGCTATCGTGTTCACGCTGGAACCGAGGATAATGTAGTCGAAAAGCATGATCGAGTTCAGCGCAGAATTCCACGAGTTGTTCTTGAGTCCAACGTCCAGCATCTTCGTATCCCGATTCAAGCGCCGCAGCTACGATAGCTTCGCGACCAGCACTCATGTAGAGAGTCATGCCTGCCATTAGATAATGGCAACCATGCACAACCTTCTTGGTAATCTGTCTGACTCCGGTGATCGGATGAACGACCTTCGGATCTTTGGCATTCTTACCCGCTACGATTCCTTCATACGTCCAGTTCTTGAAGAAGATCAGCGCATTGGTTGCATGCGTGTCGAGTCCAGAACGGACAAGGTCAATTTTCTTTTGCTCTCTGGATTCAAAAGCGACAAATACGTCGTCACTCGCACTGAAGTCGATTTCGATAAGAAAGCATCCCTTATCGGCGATTCCAAATTTTCGGTAGTCCTTTCGAACATTCTGAGCATTGCTTCCGTGACCGAACGCGGAAGCTCGCGAAGCCAAGCGGGATGTTGTTGTGCCGACTCCATCGTATGAATTAAGGAATCGCGAACCTGTGGAGCCAGCTGGGAATCGTACAATACCGACGACATTAGACGTCTGCTTTGCTGGAGCGATGGCTTCAAGGACAGCGTTCGCGACTCGTCGATGAATAGGATGGTCAGCACGAATCGATCGGAGCACAATAGCTCCAGTACTTGCATCCTCGATGCGTTTGACATATCGTCCCTTCGCGTTTCTGAACTTGGCACCCAAGATTCCGTAGATGAGGTGCTTCTTCTGTGGAGGGGAATTTGGGTTAAAGTTGGGATTCCGTACAATACTACGGAGTCGAGCAAGAGCCTTTGCAGCCTCCTCGTCTAGAGTCTTGGCTATATCGGCCATGGTAGCTTCATCGACTGCGATTCCTTGTGCGGACATCCATAAGCCCGTCATGCAGCGCATGTGAGCGTGGAAGAAGTTGAGTCGCATGGCCGAATCTTTAGTAGCTTCTTCGACCAGCTTGAGTACGATTCGCAGGGTGTACTCAGTGTCGGCCATGCCGTAGTCGCAGTACTCTAGGAAGTCTTCTGACTTCCGTCCTGCCTTCCAATACTGGTAGTCGTCGAGAACGATACTCGCAATGAAATCGAGACGTCTGGGTAGATCGGGATATTTGGACCACCACAAAGACATAGAGTCATAGGCGTAATTTTTGACAGGTAAGCAATAATATAAGAACCAAGCGCAATCATATACTCCGTTCTGAAAACATTTTCGAACTGGATTCGCGTTGATTCGACCAACGGTAGTGATGATTGTCGATATTGCAGCCGGAGCTCCGCTGACCGGACTCTTGCCGTTCTGGAAAGGGAAGCAAAAAGAACGGATAGACCCGTCTTTCTGAATCCCGGAATACGTGACAATGGTAATGACGAATGGAAAATTCGGTTTCTTTTTGTCATAGGGAATCGTCTCGATATCGATCGCGATCAACAGGCAATCAGCCAGCCACTTCTCTGCATATGCACAATCCGCCTTATCCCAGCAGATCATTCTCACAGTACGACTCGGAATAATCTGGCCTAATAGCTGGGCCGTTGATGAAATCGAACCTTGAATCAGATCTTGAGAAATTTGCTGAGTCATTAATCATTTCCCATTCGGCCGATAATGCGACCCATCTTTGCGAAATCGAACATGAGTTGAATGTGACCCATTGCGATGGTGATAGGCTCGTGCCATTCCATCGTCTCGTCTTCGCTGGATTCTTCCTCTTCTGATTCTTCCGAATCCCGCCACTCTTCGAAATCAGCCTTCTCGATGAAGCCCTCATTCAACTTCGCGATATCCTTGCTCGATACCTTCGAATGAAAAGCAGTCATCGGTAGAGTCACCAGCGTCGGAACAACTTTACCGGTCGGAGTTTCGTAGAGATATACCCCTCCACGCAAAGTATCTAGCTTAGCTTGAGTCCAGTCCGGATTGTAGAGGAAGAGAATAGCCGGGTCCATGCAAAGAACGAAGTCAGCTTCGTGCTGAGCAATGCACTCGTTGATGAATGCACGAACTTGATTCTGCACAGCCGGCTTCGGATTGAATCCTGGCGTCTTTCTCGGAGGCTGCCAGTGAAGCAGCATTCGTTTGTCGAATCGACGGTAAGTCGAGCGAATCGATATGCGAACTGTGGAATCCGTGAGCCCCGCACCACGAATGAGACGGTCGAAGATAGGCCGGTAGCCCTTTGTGATTCCAACCGCATCCTCAAACACCAGAATGTGCTTGCGCTTCTCAACCAGCATTGCTGGTCTCCAGCTGACTCATTACCTCATCCGCCAGAGTCTGAAGGCAGAGACCGAGCGGGAATCCTTCCGGAGTCACTTCCCCCGCATAATGCGTTGGCTGCTCCAACAAGAGCTTATCACAAAGCAACTTCTTACAATCGATGCTGCCGCTGCTGATTCCCAGAAACGATGCACGATCGGCGAAGGCATGATCTTTGATAAGGTCTTTGTATTGCGAGCGATTGAGTCCCACATATACACAGTGGTATTGCTTCGCCCCACGAATACGCTTAATCACGAGTCCGATGAACATCTTATCTCCTCTCTGCAGAAGGACAGTTGCTTTACGCTCTGCTTCTACAAATTCCAGAGTCTGAAGAATAAGAGTGTTCATCGGTTCCTCGGGTACGTAACGTTATGAATCATAGAGAGGAGCTGACGAGGCTCCCCTCATTCTGTCGCCTGGTTGGAATCAGGCAGCAGCTTCCTGCTCGGCCTCGCCGGTGTCGAGCTTGAACCACTTGTAGCGAGCGAACTGCTCGCCATTCCTGGTGCCGTGCGTGCACTTGAGTCCGATGATCTTGTCGACGCCGCCGTCGATCCAGCCCGGTTCACCGCCTTCGAGTCCGCCCATACGGCCGGAGTTGGGGATGCCGCAACGCTTGAAGTCGCCCTTCAGCAGGCCGATCTGGGACGCGACGTCCGATGGCCAGAAGGTGACGGAGTCGTTGATCTTGCGGCCGATGAAACGATCCGGGTCTTCGGTCTTGTCGACGAGATTCGCTTCCAGGACTTCATACTGGCGAGCCAGGTAGTAGAGCGGAAGGTATTCCATGCCGGTCTTCGGATCGATTCCTTCCTTCTTCTCGCGTTCACCGAGTTTCAGTTCGGTGATTTTGACGGCGTAGGTGCCGACGGGCATAAGGAGCGAATTCAGTTCCTTGATATCGTCGGTTTCGGTGTTGGCGAAATCAGCGAGGCTGAATCCGGAGCCGACTTCGATAGCCATCATCGTGGCAGTCGCCATCAAGTTTGCGTACTTGTTTTCGAACGAGTTCATTTCGATTCACTTTCTGTTTGGGTTTCGAATCATAGTTCGGTTTATTTTGCCGACAGTAGTCCTCCTTTCTTAAGCACCGTGGCCGGCTTTCCGGGTGCCTCAGGATTCGCTGCCTTAGCAGCTGCTGGCGCAGGCGGCGGAGGTGACTCAGCCTTGAGTTCCTCGGCCGTAATAGTCCTGTGCCAATTCATATCGACTTCCTTTGCTGGAATCAGCGTCGAGGACAGTCGAAATTCTTTCGAGGGATCACCCTCATTCATCAAACTACCGCCACCGACTCGATCGGCTTTCTGGCGATAATCAAGTTTGAATGCACCAGTCGGACCCACGTACATCCAGCCAACTTCGTTGAAGTATTTGGACATAGTGAATCCGTGAGGACGTGAGACCGAGTACGGAATCTGCACGTTCTCTTTAATAATCATGTCCTTGGCCTTGGGCGCATTTGCCCCCCTAGGCTTTTCCATACGCTCGTAATAATCTACGTGCGCCTGAACCACGACATGATGTTTCGATGATTGAATCAGAGAGCAAAGCACATTCGCCCTACGATTCGCATCACCGTAAACAGCCTGACCACCTTCATTAAAGTTTTCCATGGCCACGCTATTCTTCTCTGCCGAATCCTGCAACAGAGTCATACTCGCCGAGGACCAGGAATCGAATGCCCAGAGCACGCCGAACGGAACCTTCTTGATCTGAATCTCGAAGATTTGATCGGTCGGCTGCGCGCCGGCTGCACTATACAGTGAATCCGTACGAAGATTCCAACGAAGAATATCGCGCCCTGCAAAGAGGTATTGCATGAGGTTGAAGAGATTCCCAGTCGGGAGATACACGACACGATCAAGTGCAGCCTGGTCATGCTTCAGCGCATTGTAGAGCGTGTTGAGTCCATTGTCATTATCGACATAGAAACACGTTCCACCATCCTTGATCCACTCGGTGATGTACCGAGTCTTGCCCACCTTACTCGGACCGCAGAGGAGAAGGTGTACGGCGGCGTTGATTCCGACGCCCGATTCTTTCATTTGTCCGAGAGTTGACATGAATCAAAGATCCTGGCTGGCGAGGGCAAGCTGTTCGGCGACGGACTTGGCACGACCGGAGTCGAGCACGTGGCCGGCAGAGGGGGTGCGAACTGGGGCGAGGAGGCGACGAGCTTGCGGGGACGACTTCGGCAGGTCCTGTTGATTCGGACCGTCGTTGGTCATCGTGCGAGTCACTTCGCCTTCGATTTCGCGCTCCAGCTTCGCCAGGACTTCCTCCTTGCTGCGAATCAGGTGGTATTCCGTCGCGATAAAACGCGGGAGTCGGAGCAAGATGAAGTTCTCGCCGCGATCGGGCGCCATCGAAAATTCGACGAGGTTCACCGGCAAATCGATCTTGCCCACGATTCCGGGTTTTGCTGTGATGGTCATGAGTCCATTCTTCTGACCGTGAAGAACGACATAGACCTCAACCATGTCTCTCATTGCACACTCCTATTTGATGCGGGAAGGGAAGCCAACTCAGTGCATCACTCTGAGTCAGAAACGTTCTGCGAATGGAATCGGATTGGAGATTCCGACGAGGAGGCTAATCGCAATCTGAATCAACACGCAGATGATGACCAGGATTCCGGCGTAGAATGCGACGACGGCCACCGCGAAGATGAGTGCCAAAATCACGTTATAGAGCCAGCGAACGACGGCAATGAATTGATTGCCATGTTCGTCGACAGTGAGGAAAAGACCCTCACGATTCGGATTATCATCTGCCACGGTTGAGTGCCTCCGGCTCCCTGGTAACTTCGTTGTAAGCTCGCCCGGCTGAATCGAGCCAGGCCTGGAATCGATCGGACCATGCGACGTTTCGCATGAAGGCGATTCGTCGGACGAGAGGCATGAGCTTGACGACTTTCTCAATGTCGTCCGAATCGACGAGTCCATAGACGATAAGGAGATTGTCGAGAATGGGTCGAAGGTGGACTGTAAGGTCGGTTTCTTCTTCAAGAGTCACCTGTTCCGGAATCTCCAAGAGTGCAAGATGAGCGCAACGAGCGAAATACATCGCGCAGTGCGAATGAAATTCCATGTCACCTGCAGGCAGAATCTGCCACGGTTTATCCGGCTTGGTGATTCCGTCGAGCGGAACCAGATACTCGTGAAAGAGTGGGCCGGCGTAGAAGATGTGGCCAGATTCCGCGTTTCGCTTTTTAACCATGACTGAAAATGTCCTAAAAGGTGGCGGGCTTGTCTCAATATTAGAGCACAAACCGCGCCGGAAAGCAAGATTTTAATTTTTTATTTATCGACTCAAGCTTCCAATGTCCAGAACGGCTCGTAGATACGCCGCTCGAGTTCGAACTGTTGTCTTTCAGCAGCGAACCACTGAGTCAGAAAGTCGGGTTCCCTTCGATGACACACGTCGAGGAATCCGCATGGATTGCCATAGAACGAGCAACCATGACTACGACGAGGCCAGAATCCAGACTGGCCCATCGATATCATCCGTCGAAGTCGCTCATTCTTAGCCTCAATAGATTCATATATCTCAGAAGGCTCCAAGTGATAGGTGAGTGGATTCGTATCAGGGAGTCCATGCTCACCGAATTCAGCGACGAAATAAGTGACGTCCATTCCTTCTGTACGCCAAGGATGGTCGATAGCTGCCGAAAGAACGAGTCCATATTGTCCGGCTTGACCAGAGAATCTGAATGAAGCTTGTTGTGCCACCTCGTTGAGGATAGTTGTTTTAAGGTCACAGACCATGAACCTATGTCGCTGGACTCTATGACGTAAAATCCAGTCGATCTTACCCTGAGTGGCCAAGAATACCTCGTTACCGCTAACTGGGTGCCTGAATGATCCGAGCGAAGTATGGTTGATTCGCCACGGCAATTCGATGGCATAATCGCCGTTAGGTAAACGCGCCACTTCCCAGTCGTCCCAAAACGGGTCTCGGCAAATAGCCTCCAGAAGGAGAAATGCATTTCCCAGAGTTCTTCTGGAATCCACCAAATCCGCTTGACGGCGTTTTCGCTCAAGCTCCCACGGCCACCACTTGAGAAGAGTCGTTTGAGCATTATAGTCATTCCTCTCTTTCGTCCATTCCTGAGTCGCTTCGTGGAGAGCCGTGCCGACGTCAGCCGCCATACCACTGGACTCAAAGAGTGGACGCTGCTCGTAGACGTGCCTGAATTCGAATCGACGAGGGCAGTTCTCGAATGTGCCGTCGATAGAATGACTGGTGATGACGTATTCTGGTTTGACCAGCTGGTTCATGATTCAACCTGCGAAAAAGTCGGTGAGAATCACACCGGTTTTTGTTTTGGGCTTAGCCTCGCCGATGTATGTTGCCGAAACCATACTCGATTCTGGCCAACTATCATCCGGTTCAGCGCCGATCCCACGTGGATGAATCTTTCGAGCGAGTGAGGCTGTCTCGGCAGCTACAATTGCAGCCTGATAGAAATCCCAGCCACGCGGTTCGTCTTTTCGAGTCAACAAAAACAGTTTCATGATAGATCACCGAAATCCGAAATTTCCTTGAGACTGGTCGGCAGAGTGGTGAGATCGATCTGGCCGATATCGCCGAATCGATTCTTGGGCTTAGCCTTCGCCGCCTTGGCTTCGGCCTTCTCCTTCTTCAGATTCCCTGCAGCCAGAGCTTCGCCCTTCACCTTCGAGACCCATTCGATGACGTTGCCGACGTCGCGATCCTTCATGAGTCCGTCGAGATTTGGATCGGTTCGAAGATCGTTAAAGATTCGTTCAACGAAGTCCCTGGCCGGGGCAAGGTCAAATTCGCTGATTCCAGTATCGGCGGCGAAGAATTTATCGAACTCATCGAGCAACGCCTGAAAGTCCTTCGGCGGTTCGGTAAAGAGTCGATCGTGAGTCTGCTTGCTCAGTTCCTGCTGAGCTTTGGCCTTTTCCAGACTCCCAGCGAGTCCACCGCTTTTTGCAGCCGATAGAAGACTTTTGGAGTCCCCGGAAACGCCGACAATCGGAGTCCCAACAACTTCCGTCTTGGGCTGCGCCACAGTTTTCGACCCTCCTCCGAGGAGACTCTTACCACCTGATAAGAGTCCGGCTTTAGGCGCCGGTACTGCAGTCGACTGTTGAATCGGCTTGCTCGGAGCAGCCGGGACTGGTGCTTTCGCTGGCGCATTCTGACTCCTTGCTGCATTAAGCAGTGAAAACTTCGGCTTATCTTCGGTCATGCTGATATCTCCAGACTCAGATCGATGTCATCGCTGGCAGCGAGATTGATGAACTGCTGCCGCGCGCTGACTTTGTACTTGATTCCAATAATCTCCAGATCTTCATCATGGAGACGAATGGATTCCGGACCGCTGACGGTCTCGAATCCAAATTGTTTCGGTTGCCGGCCCGCATTCAGATACTTCCGGCGCTGTTGACTCAGAACTGTACGAACCGCTGCAACTACCTGCTCCGACTTACCCCGATCGGTCACGATCACGATGGGATGGTCTGTGGACTCGGCACAGAATCGAAGTATCTGCTCCAAGACTTGTTGGGATGTGAGTTCGTGAATCGTAGTGTCGATCATTCGGCGGCTCATCTTTCCAATCCTTCTCCGTCGTGCTTGGACCACTCGCTCGAAACATACTTATCCGACGTGGATTCGTTTTTTCGAGCGAGTGTATTTCATGAATCAGTAGTTTCCGCGACCGCCGCCGTGACCACCGCCATGGTTGGAAGGGTTGTTGGGATTGCCGCCCCTGCCGCCGCCGTGGCCGTTGTGTCCATTGTGTCCGTGATTCTGGTTGTCCCAGTCGTGCCCCGGCTTCGGACCGTGATGACCGTGATTGTGGCCGCCATGCCCGCCGTGGCCGTGGCCGTGACCAGGATCAGTCGGATCGGTCGGATCGGTCGGATCAGTGGGGTCCGTCGGGTCAGTCGGAGTCGTCGGATCCGTCGGAGTGTTGGGCTTGCTCGGCGCTGCCGGAGCCGCCGGAGTACTTGCCGTCGGAGTCGAACGATCCTTGAAGTTGTGGCTGGAGTTGCAGCCGGTCGATCCGAATCCCCAAGCATCCGGCTGATTTTTCTGGCAGCCATAGTCCTTCGACGATGACGGTGATGCGAAATAAAGCAGAGTCACAGCTGCCGCTGTCGCAAGGTAGATGGTATTGCGCATTTCAGTTTCCTTCTGTTGCCGGACGGAAGTGTCCGTGAATGGGGAATCGAATCCGAATCCCCATTCACTGCTACTTCGGCCACTCCTGAAACATCGAGAGAGTCACGATGAGAGCCTGATACTGACTCACAAGCTCAGTTGGATCGGCGGCCCGCGGGCACTCATCAATCAACTGCCTATATTCCAGAATCGCCGACTCCAAACTCTCAATGACCTGACCAATCACTTTCGAGCGAGTGTCCATCGCCGGTTCATCCTCCCCATCATCGACTCCAACACTAATCGGCGGATACGGATTGCCGAAGAGCATGAGACTGATGATGAGCGAGTGCCCATCGTTGAGTCTTTTCAATTCTGCCGGAGTTGGCTCCCAAGCAGTGTCTGTGTGCATGAGCGAGTGAACATTGCCGCCAATGATAGTCTCCCGCATTTCCTGACGAATAGGGAGTCCAAGATACCCTTGATCTGCACCGATCGTCGCAGTGCATCCTCTAATCTTTCTTACTATCACGATTTGTAATCTCCTCTAGAATCGTTGAACCTGCGCTATCCGGAATCTCATCCCAAACAGCTCTGCGAAATTCGAACATGCAGCTGAAATGCATGTGAATCGAAGGCCATCGACTCGAAGTCAATGGCGCTTCGTAGAATGCATATTCGGTGACGGGTGAGCGAGGTCGAAATTTCTGTTCGACTCCGCACCACCTGCACTTAGGAGTCAGCATGGGCACTAGAAGTACTCAACGCCGGGTGTTGCGCCGTCAAAGTCCTCGATTCGAAGAGGCACATTAGCACGCATCCTGCCGCCATATGCCATCTTCACACCTTCCTCCGACAACATGGCCTTGTACCGTTCGATCTTCTCGGCCAAGGTCTTGCCGTGAATCTTCTGCCTGCCGAGGGCAAGGCGAAGACCGTAATCAGTCTTGAGGATGATGACGCGCTTTGTTGCACGAGTCACCGCCGTATACAGCCACTCCCTGCACAGCTGTCCCTTCTGTGCAGCGTGGACGACGATTATAGCAGTATCGAACTGTGAACCTTGGCATTTGGCCACTGTACTTGCATAAGCGAGGTATAGTGATTCCACTCCCGCCTTGCTAGCAAATCGACGAGTAGCGCCGTTGTCGAATCGGACAACGACAGTGTGACTCGCGAAACCTCCACCAGCAGCCGCTTCCTCTTCCCCGGCGTCCGCAGATATACTGAAATCTCCGTCATCGACTCCGAGATCGGATTCAAGATCATCAGTATTTCGGTTAGCGAACGCGTCGAGACTCTCTCCCTGAAGCAGCATAGAATTGACACGCGACTTGAGCTCTGCTCTAACCGCAGACTCTTCCCCGACAAGCTTTCTGTCTCCAGTGTATCGGTCATTTTCGATGATCTCCTCGATTCGACCAGTCATACCATTAGTGATTCGATCTTCCATATCCGGCGGCTCATTCTTTGTCGCCATGACACGGTAGCCGACTGCGAATTTCGGTTGACGGCGACCGGCGTCGATTATGAATCGCGGGTGGTCTTCCTTGGGAGGAAGGATGATGCGGCTGAGGGCATCATTGAGTGGTGCTTGCTGGACGAGAGACGATTCGGTGTTCTCGTCGTACCCGTTGCCGGCAGTCATCACACGATCTCGATATGGATCCCAGACCAGATTCTGGTCAGGATCGACGACTGGATCGAGTCGCTGGTGGCGAAGAGCATTGAGCACGTTGACGATCTGCTCGAATGCAGTCTTGGCCTTGTCGGACAGGGTGAACTGTGCGACTCGCCAATGTGGATTGCCCTTCGTTTGGTCAAAGGTGGGATACTCGCCGCGAAGAATCTGGTGAGCGACCTCGATGATGCGATTCGCTCCTTCTTCCTTCTGGCGGTGAACCTTCGTCAGTTCGGAGACGTGCCAGTGCGAAAGTGCAAATGCGAAGACCGGCATACCGATGATCGGAGGAAGCTGATTCAAGTCTCCACACATTATGATGCGAGTGCCCGGCTTACACGCTGCCAGAAGCTGCTTCCAGAGATCGAGTCCTACCATCGATGCTTCATCAATAATGATAATATCGTGGTCGAGTTTGTTGAGGTTGTGACGGGAAGGGACGAATCGCCGGCTCTTCTTACCCTTGGAATCAATGAATTCCTCAGGCATGAATTCAAGAAGGCCGTGGATCGTTTTTGCTGCCGGATGCATCCAGGCAGGGAGATTCGATTTAATAACTTGTACAGCCATACCGGTGAAGGCCACCATGGCAATGTTGAGTCCCTGCTTCCCAGGGAGCTTGCGTAGCTCCATTTGAGGTTCAAGTTCAGAGTCCTTATCTCCGTAAAGGAGATTCTTAAGGAGATATTTCTGACAAGTCGTCTTACCCGTTCCCGCCGCGCCAATAAGGCAACCATACTGTTTATCGGTGAGCGCCCGTACCGCCTCCACCTGTGAGTCGTCGAGTGTAATCTCGGGATTCCAGAGACCACAGGTTTCGAGTGGGGGAAGTAGTGCCGTGCTAGGCGCCGACGGTTCATCTTCTGAGTCATACTCGTCGTCATCGTAGGATTCGTAAGCCCGTACTGCTTCGGCTTCATACTCGCGCTCATAGTCCGTAATCTGCGATTCAGCATTATCGAGAATCGCAGCGACGATCTCATTTGCCTTTTGTTCTTCATGCTCCGAGACTCCAACGGTAGAAACAGCTACGGATTCAACAAGCTGTTTGTTTGTGGGGCGGGCAATTGCCCTCGTCAAGAGTGACGATGTGCGCGGAAGCGGATTATTCATGATTCACCCCTTAAAAATCGATATCAAGATTGCCGAAACGAGCAAGCGCATTCCTCATTGCCTTTGTGCTAGGCTTGCGCTCTTTCGACGGCTTGGCGGATTCAGCTTTACGCGCTCTTTTCTCTTCAAGCGCCGTGCGGTATTTCTCTTCAAGTCTGGGATTCATCGTCCCGGCTACTTCTTTCAGGTCGAATAGAGCCTTGCGACCGTGAAGAGTCACTACCTTGCCGCTTTTCGCCGCACCCTTTGCAGCCACGGCATTAATGACTCTGCGGCGCTCTTCCTCAATCTTGAGGCGGCGCTCTTCTGCTCGAATCAAATCGTCCGGAGTGAGCCCTTCCTGATCCAGCGCAGCGGAAAGACTCATGGAATTTGCGAATTTCGGGGCCGCCGACATTTTCGACAGTTGAATCAAACCGCAAGCCTCAACCTCTTTCAAAAAGAAATGAAAGACTTCAAGATTGAATTCAGATTCGCGAATCTGGTCGGCATATTGCTTGATCTTCTGATCGTAGAAGGCGTGGCGAACGTTGTGAATCGCATCGAGCCGCACCATAATCTCAAGGCAATCCATGAATTTGCTGTTGAATCCAACGGACTGCCAAATGTTCTGGAGCGAGATTAGCCAATCCATCTTTGCAAGATGGGTTTCGACCTTGCCGATTCGACGAACAAGCTCCGGACGCTCGAATATGAGTCTGCCGGAAAGAATCGCGAATAGATCCTCCGGAAAGTTAGAGCGGAGGAATTTGAATCCGTGCTTGTCCATGTGCTTTGTGAGGTGCGGAGCAGGACGAGAGGATTGAATCAGCCAACGACGATGAAATTCATCAATCATCTGCTCTTCAGAAAGAAGCGGATTCGAATATGCCTCGATTTCCAAGGCGCGGAGAATTGCAGAGTCGTTCATCGTTGAGATGATAGCGCCGGTCTCGGAGCAACGGATATGATGGATTCCGTCTTTCTTGATTGATTCCAGAACGCTATCGAAATTGAAGAGGGAAATCATAGAAGTTTCCTTTCGGATTCGGGAGATTAAGCTGGGATGATTCTAAGCTCGACTTTGTTTGTATGAGCCCATACGACCGTGTTAAGGAGTCGTGAACGGTCAGCATCCATGTAAAGGTCAAGATACTTGACGACGAACTGACCATTGTCCGGATGGATGAATCTAATTTCACAGATACGCGGCTTGTGAGTCGCGCTCTTGACGGCCGCTGATTCGAGGGATTTTGCCATGAGATATTCTCCGATTGGTAATTTGCCCAGTATACCGGAATTAATCCGAGGAAAAAAGGCGAAAATTAAGAAAAAATTTCCCGTATCCCGCCTTTTTTGGTTAATTTTTAGAAATTTATGCCGCTCATATCCCCAAATCTAGAAGATTTTTCCACGGCCTCTTTCACTGATTCGTCATTGCGATTCCTGGAGGCATCTACGTGCTCCCGAATCAATTCTTGATAGTCCGCATCGACCGAATCGGGGTCATCTATGACTCGCCAATATGCATTGTTGTATTCCAGGGCCCACTGAGCGGCGAGTTCATGACTCAGAAAGCGAAACATTAGGCGATTCACAGGCGGAAAGAACACGAGCCCTTTCGTGGGCAATATACCATGCACAGCGAGTGACTCCCACCGGGATCGGATGGAATCCTGCGCCGTATCAGGATGCTGTTGATGCGGGGCAAGGACAAGCGCCTCGACGATGTTGGATCGAATCGTTTGTCCGATAAGGATCGAATCCATAGTGGCATTCCTTGCGAGGGAACCGAAGTAGATTGCCCCCCATTTGATTCGTCCCGCTCTATCTCGATGATGCACAGAGCTGCGTCGTGAGAGTGAGACGATATGAGTCCCTCGTTTGGCAATAGCCTGGCCATTCTCGTCCTCATCTCGAAGAGAAGGGAGAAATGGGGGAATGAATATGTTGGAGTCGGCTCGTCCGCATCGCACCAACTTGCTCCAAGCCAATACCGTCGCCGGACGTGGAAAGGGCACCGCCGAGTCACCAAAGAAATAGTCACCCTTCAGTCCTCCGGACAGCTCATTCCCAGGACTCTTCACAATGTGGAGGTGAAAAGCAAGGATGGAGAGAGCCCACTTCGTCGGAAGCGGACCCTCAAGAGCGTATTGTGATTCGGGGATAGGGAAGAGGCTGGAATCAATTTCCAAACTCATTTCGGCTCCTTGTAGAAATCATTGACAAACATCTCATTCTTCCCAATGAAGATTCTGCCATCCTCCCGACGAATCACCCACGCACCAGATGGAATCACCTCCGTCCGATCGAGATACCAAATTGGATTGGTGAAGTTGTGGGCTTCGATTCGACGATCGAGGAATAGATCGAGGAGCCAGCGAGGGTAGGCTCGGGTGTTTTCGTCGTATTCATCAAAAAGCTGATATGCTTCGACTCGCTCGCCCGTTGCATGGGCAATATATGACCAGTGACTCATTAGTTCATATCCTTGATTCGAATCTCGTTCACATTATCGAGATTAATGATGACACTGCTTCCATCAGCGGCAGGCATGAAACACCACCGCTCACGATTCTTGTTATGTTTGCTGATTGCATCCATCAATTCGGCGAATGCTTCGATACCATCGATCACGAATCCATGACCAATGAGCGAGTGACCTTCTTCGAAGTGATCTTTCGCGTAGATGAAATCGATTTTCCAACGAGTCGCCATCAAAAATCATCTCCCGGATCGTAATCGCCGCAATAGGATTCATAAACGTGCTGAACGAGCTCCTCCTCGATCTCTTCCATCAACTTCTCGAATCCATTGCCGACATCGATATCGACTCGTTCACCATTTCCGACTTCGGTATAGCACGACCAAATCGTCACTTCTGCCGGCTCACCATCATCACCTGCATAGTTCCACGAGGGGGGAGTGCCCGGCGAACCATGACTATCGATTCCGTACTCAACCTCGAATTCGAGTCCTCGGACGTAGATCGTCGTTGAGTCAATGGATTTTCGATATGTGAGTCGATGTGGATTTTGTTGTGCGGAGAGCTTCACCCTCTCACTCGCATATCCGGCCATCATGCCGCCGACATTGTCCCAGCGAATGAGTGAGTCAATGGAGTTACCGCCCGGCCCGCTAGGATAGCGGAACAGGAGCGAGTGAATCTTCGTCATGTCCCAGAGTGTGATTCGAGATTCAGGACGATCGACGTCGATGATCGAATGAAGGTATTCAGCCGGCAACCAAGTTCCGCCCTCCGTCTCAGTCCACGATTCGAGTTTGATGCCGAGGAGCATCATGTCGAGGATGAGTGAGTGGGCATAAAACTTGTCATATCTCGCCGGCAACACCTGACTCGGAAAGAGATTGGGATGAAGGATGTGATGCTTGGTGAGGAAAGGTGATACTCTGAAGGCCATTACTTTGACTCCTCAAATTTCTCGGGCACATAATCGGTGTACCCTTCGGTTGGAACATATGCCGCGACAACGATCATCGGACGACCAGTGCAGCGAATCAAGCCTGCCTCAAGCAGTTCGTCGATAGATGCAGGGCGGTTCCGATCATAGGGACGATAAAACTTCCCTTTTTTGATAAGATCGAGAGTCTTCTTTGCACGTGCAGAGATTTTAGTCATGATTCACTCCATGAATTTGAATCCGCAGTCCCCGTCACAATAGAGCCAAAGAGCTTTCTTCCCCTTGGCCCTGCTGCTGGGAACCAAACTCGCGTGCCATACACCGCCACAGTCCGGATTCTGGTGTTTCGTTTTAGCCCGATGAATGTTTTTCTCTATCATCCGGGCCTTCATCTTAAAGCAGTTCGCCACATCCAAATCGAATTGTGATTCAGATTGATCTTGGCTTTCCGACTCGCTCGTCGATTGAGACTTGATGCTGCTCGTGTCGAGATTCGCTAAGTCGGCGAGCGAAGTCTGCTTCGGAAGAAGACGCCGCTTCTCCACTCGATCCGCCAGACTTTGATTCGGGACGTTGTGAGTCGTCTCGTTGAGGCTGTCGAATAATTTCGCGTATGGATTTGGAAAGTATTTCTTGCCCATGGATGAATCCTTTATGATAACCCTGCTCATACATCCGATCGTCACGTTGCATCTGTGATTCAGAAGGATGCTGAGAAATCGAAGCCGCACAGTCTTCGGAAAGGCTCGACGTCGATTCCGATTCTGGTTTAGTCATCTGAGTCAGAAACTCGATCGATCGGCGGAGCCCTTCCGCCGTCAACTCATGCGGCTTCTTTATAAACACTCGTATATCTTCCGGCAATTTGAGCAGGAGTCGAGCGAATTCCATGGTGTCTTCAAGCGAGTGAGCGAATCCATTAACCGGATTCATCAGATTCGATTCATTCTCCGCGTATCGATCGAGTGCTTCGAATCCACGAGCGAGCGCGGAATCATCTTTTCGATCTGATGAGGGTGTTGATTCAGGAGCTCGCTCCGCGAGGGTGGATGAGCGAGTGATTCTCTTCGCGGCTTCATCTCGCAACGAGGGGTCGGTGTTGGTGGCAAGGATACCATGATTTTGTTCGAGCGAGTGTGATTCGTCCGAGCGAGTGATGGCATTATCCGTCGCCAGAACGTCGTAGCCATCGTCACCCGGACTCAGAGGGAGCCAGTCGGCCTCGAATCCAGAGGGAGATATGACGAGGGGCCATTTCGCCGGCATCTGCACCACGTAGTGCCCATTCGGAATCACCACTCGATCCCCATCCTCCGCCCGATAATACATTCTCCCTTCAACTGCATCCCACCAAATATGCACAGCCAGCCAGCCTGGCACCCAATCTTTCAAGAATCCTTCGCGAGTGAATTCAACCTTGCAGTAGGCGTGGATGCGCGAGGAATCCATCTTCATGCGAGCGAGTGTGACGTTGGCTTTATTCGGCTGCTTCAACTTCGGCATTTTCAATCTCCGTTGGTTGGTAGTCTATTGAGTCCATGAAGTTGTTGAGCAGTGAATCCAGGAATATTCCGGGGTGGGCTCCATGTTCTCTACACATATGCTGGAATCGGTAATACACTTGACTCGACACCGATATATCCATCTGCACCGCCGATTCACCCGGAAATAGCTCCCTTTCCTTAGGTCTACTGAGTCCGAGCATCAGCAATTTCGCCGAGACTGAGCCGGATGAGCGGGTGAGTGCTTCACCGATTCGAGCTGCGCTGAATCCAAGCGAGTGCATCTCCCGAAGCGCCTTCAATTCCGTCGTTGTCCAGTGTTTCACTCGCCCGCTCCATTCTCCACCTGATTCATGAATGCTGTGACTACGGATTCTACGAAATATGAGCGGGTGGCTCCGTGATCGTGGCAGAATTCGGTGAGCCGGCGACTGAAATTCGCATTGACTCGCAAGGCAATCGTCTCCAGATTCAGATGGCCGAATGGTTCGAGGTCCGCACTCCTCATCCTCTTCACCTGATACGGCAATTTGAGCTGCCGAATCTTCTGCAATACACCAGTATCCGTCCGATTCAACTTCCACGCCATGGCCGTGAGGGAGGTCTTTTGCTCCACCATGCGAGTAAGCATCGCTTCCTCCTCCTGAGTCCAGTAGCGAGGGGATTCACCAGGTTTTCTGCCTCTGGCCATGAGTCATAACTCCGGAAAATAACGTCGATAATCCCTAAATGATAGCAAATTTAAAATGTCTTTGCAAGCATTTAATTTTATTTCCCTTCGAGTCACTCGCTAATCTGCACTCGCTCATTATTCCCACCCACTCGCTATTGACTCGCTCGCTCCTAACACTCACATGAAGACGCCTGAGCGCTACTCACTATCGAGTCAACGAGCGAGTGACTGATTCGAAGATGAGCGAGTGCCAGAAGATGAGCGAGTGGGTGGATAGTCGGATTGGTATTCGGAGCCCAGATTCGATCGAGCGAGTGATTCATAAGGAAATTGAGCGAGTGAGGATGTGATATTGTGGGTGAATGGGTGAGTCGAAGTGATTTTTGGGGGTTGAATCAGCGAAATATAGGGGGGTTTTACGTGTTGGCTAATTTCCGTATGCAGGCGAGACGAAATTAAATTCTCCCAAAAAATACGGGATATATATGTACCTATGGACACATGGATGAAAGTTTGGCAGAATGTTTGGGTTCTCACGTGTGCGCCCGCGCGTTCTTTATAGCGGCTCACTGACGCGCATTTTCTCGTTTCTGCGTCATTGATCGACTCGATCCTAAAAACCCGTCAGTGAGGCGCTATGGGCGATTGAAGGCATATTTAGTAGTCATGCCGGTTTTGCCGGTTTAACCAACCAAAAGGAATTAATTTTATGAAACCTGCGAATCAAAATCCAATGACTCACCTATTCGCGGAAAAGCTGCAGATGAGTCACAGAGCGGCTGGAATACCGGACTATATCACGTCGGTCAGCAAGGCGTGTGATTGGATCAATCTGCGAATCAAACCGCACATCGGCTATGGACCGTGGGACAAGTACCTGCACGATAAACGAGGCGAGCGAGTCCCACTTGTCGAGAAGATAATCGGAATCTCTGACGCACTTGCTATCGAGCAAGATGACCTTCTCGATCCGTTTAGTTGGAAATACAATCCGGCTAAGAATCGCTCGGCCGAGATAGGCGAGTGGGCAATGGCTAAGTGCTACATGCTATACACGAAGTATATGGACTCATTCCTCGAAACATGGAAGCCGAGTCTAATCGAATGGATGCTAGCGGTAGCGATTTACGATCAATATGGCGAGAAAAGGCGTGAGGTATATCAGGGAGCGAAAGACGTATACAAGGCGTATCGAATCATTGCGAATAACATGCGCCTCGCTAAATTACGCAGGGAGTCAGCAGTGAAAGCACTCGACAAGTTTCAGGCTTGGTACGACGAACAGACTCGTGCGCTTGAAGCGAAGCGAGATGCAGTGACTAGCATAGACGAAGAGATTGACTCACTAGCCAAAGAAGCGAATGAGATGATGGAGAAATACGGATTCATTGAGAAGTTCGAAAAGGAACGAGCAGAGTCGGATTAATATCAGGGCCGACCGTGCGCCCGCCTAGCGACTCGCGTGCGCGCATAGCACATTGACTCCCGGCCTGTCAATAGGCAAAATGGGCTTTTCGAGAATTGCGGGCCATAAAAGGGCAAAAAAGGGAAAAAATGCCTACCCGCGCAGAAATAGCACGCGCGCGCACCGGTCCTGCCGAATAACGGTTGACATTCCAGTCAAAAAGCCCATACTTGATACCAGTCAGCGAGCAATGGTGCTTGTGACTGGGAACTACGACTCAAACCAAACCAGAAGGAATTGACTCAATGCGTACCATGAAAAACGATCTCCGCGCTTCCGTTGCTTTCGCCAAGGCCGAGGAAGCTGCGGCATCTGCTACCGAATCCACGGAATCCACGGAAGGCGTGACCGAACCGGCAGAAGGCGGTGAAGGCGCGGCGACTCCGGCAACCGGCACAATCGTTCCGCTGATCGACAAGGCGAAAGTTTCGAATATTCGTAAGGCGCTCGGCGGCGACCGCGTGACGCTCAAGACGGATGACGATTCGACGGCATATGCCAAGGCCGAAGCGCTGCTTGCCAAGGCTATCGGCGAAACCGAGTCGTTCTACGGCATCCCGTATTTCGTCAACAGTCCGGCCGAAAAGCCGCTGGATTCGGCCGACAACATCGTCGTCATGACACTGGGCTATCGTACGAAAGGCGCGAACGGATACAAGGCGATCATCGTCACGCAACAGCCCACGGTTGACGAATTTCTGGCGAATGAAGACGCCCGCGATTTCGTCGCCAAGCTGATTCAGCGTGAGGCGAGCGACGTCGCATTTTCCGCCGGCATCCGCAGCGCAGAAACGTATGCGGAGCTGGAAAATGCCGTCTCGGCCATGCCGATCACGGTCGAATCAATCATCGTCACTCAGCGCGAAAGCGGCTCCGGCCTTGATACGGATACTTTCGATTCCATGTGGTCGCCCTTCCGCACCGGCTTTGTCAAGGAAAAGGCTCCGAAGCTTTTCGAAGTCCTGCCGCAGAAGGGAATCGTCCTCAAGGCGTTCCGCTCCAAGGCATTCGCTATGCAGCATCCGGCTTGCGAAGAGATCGAAAAGGCCGGTCTTTTCGTCAAGCTGCTTTCGGCCATGATCCAGCTTGCTCCCCAGTTCAAGGACTCCAAGGGCAACGCAACGCCGCTCGATACGGCATCGCTGGAGGAATGGCTGGCGAACCGCGATTCGCTCGTCATCAACTACAGCCCGGACGTTATCGCCAAGGCCGACGATCTGGCGGCGATCCAGTTCTAATCACTCGCCCACTCGCTAGGGAGCAATACCACTCGCTCCCTAGCGCTAGAACTGCGAACCATGAATCAGGCGCCAATCGCAAGGTTGGCGCCTTTTTTGTGAGTGGTATCAGATTGTGAACAATGGTGCGCGATTGTTTACGTGAACAAAACGTGAAACTCGCGAATCGATGCTTGGATGATACTAGGTAGCGGAAAATGCAATCGCCTCTCAGCGGGCTTCTATGAGTCAAATAGAGGCTATTGCGTTTTCAGTGAAAAGAGCGCATAATCCTTTGAGTCATAAGGCAATTCGGCCTTGGCTCACTCGCTCGAAAGGGGATTATGAAATGGCTAGGTTCATTCAAGCTTGGAAGATGTACGATTTGATTCCGATGAAGTCAAAGAGCATCTTGCCGGATGAAGGCTTTGACACTCGCTCGCTTGTTATCATGGAAGATGATCGGAATCACTCGCTCACTGAAATGGAACGCGCGTTTCCTGTATATTGCTTGCCGAAACCGAATCAGGGTTACGCGAAACATCGAGTCATGGTCATTTGTGATTGCGGAAAGCATGTGCCATTCGGCAGGATGCATCAGCATTGGGCGAAACCAACATGCACAGGAGTCAAGGCACATGGCTAAGCTTACTCTCACTCGCTCGCCCTACCAGACTCTAGTGGGCAAACTCGCTCTCGCTCTTGAAGCAGCGGAGTTGCTCGAGGATCACTCGCGCATTGCCGCACTCACTCGCGAATCACATGGTGAATTAGCGCACTCGCTCGTTCCGCTCTTGGAGCAGGCCACGGAGGCGTTGATTATCATCATCGCGGAGATGAATGGCAAGAGCGGCAGGAAGCACTAAGAGCCGCAAATCAATCTCAACTGTGAGTCACAAGGCAATTCGTTTTGCGGCTCACAAACTCTCAACAGAAGGAATATCTCAAATGGCTAAGACTCACTCGCTCATCAACTACATGGCACTCGCTCGTGACATTCTCACTCGCTCGCCAGAGGCAAATGCAATCACCATGACTCACTCGCTCACTCGCTCATCTGCCGATCAGAACGCACTAACTCATACGGACGGATTCGAGGCATTGTGTCAGTCCGTCCGGTTGCATAGCACTCGCCAGAACGATTCGAATAGTGATTCCAAGCCCATTTCATCCTTCGACTTCGACCACATCAACACTATGTGGGAATCGGATGATTGGGACGAACTACACGCCTTCACTCGCTCACCTTCCGCCCCTCACTCGCTCGTCACTCGCTTCCATGCCACTCGCTCACTCGCTCATAAACGAGTCGGCGGCATTCACTTCCTCACGATTGGCAGGTGGAGAATCCAGTTTAGCAGGGTGAAGGC